TCAAAGTCGGCGGTCATGATCCCGAATGCTGTGGGTCACCACACCCCAAACCTCGAAGTTGTCACCCTCCATGATGTACCTGGACGGGAACTTGGGGTTGTCCGGCACCAACACTACCTGGCGGTCACGGATCATCATCCGCTTGCAGGTGGCATCCCCGTTCAGCGCGGCGATTATGATGCTGCCAGACTTTGGCTCAGCCAGGCGATCGACTATCAGCAGGTCGCCGGTATAGATGCCGGCGCCCTGCATGCTGTCGCCCTCCACCTTGACCAGGTAAACGTTGGGCGCGCGCAGTTGGAGCAGATCGTCGATGGAGACCTGCAGGTGGTCCGTTTCTGAGGGTATGGTTGAAGGCATGGTGGCTGGCCGATAACTGTATATAGATACAGTATTTGGTGACTTGGCCACATGTGGCAAGCACCGGCCGGCGGCCTAATGCAGTGGCGGCAGCTCCTTGCCTCGCGCCTTGGCCACGGCCCTGAGCTGATAGTCGGATACAGCTTGGAAAAGGGACTCGGCCAGCAGGCGCAGCCGCTCGACCTCCTCCGCCGGCGCGCCATAGTCTTGGGCCTGGTGATACTCGCGCATGGCGTCGATGGCCTGCCGAATCAGAGGCTCGCCGGCCTCGACCATGCCGATGAAGGTGCGCTTGTCCATTCCGGTGACCTGCTCATTTGGTCAGGCCATTATAGATGGACTCGCACGCCAGGCCCGCTATTCGGCTTCGCTCAAGCGCTGCTGCGCAGCTGCCCGCCATTCGGTCAGACTCTTCAAGCAATCCCCCGAGCACCACGACGGCAGAGGTTCCTGCCTGGCGCTGCTGGGTAGCGATGGCACCGCAGGTGGCTGCTCGGCCGGCGCGCAGTCGATCGATTTCACCCCGCAGCCCACCAGCAGCAGACTCAGCAGCAGCGGCGCGGCCTTGGGCCAGTTCCAGTTGTTGTCGTGCACTCTCACCCTCCTCGTCCGCCACAGTCTGGCGGCGCTGTTCTTCAGTTCTGGCCTTGGCGGCGACGCGTTGGTCGCGTTCGGACACCTCAAGGCGGTAATCGGCAAGGGCCTTTTCGGACCTGGCTGCCTCCGAGCGGGCATCCGACGCCGCACGCTGCTCTATAACCACCCGGTACTGCTGGCCTCCGGAAACCAGAACCAGAGCGATCAGCCACCAGCACCAGGCCGGCACCGCGCCGAGCCCAGTCACGCCAGCGCCCCGCCGAGCTTCTGCCACTGAGCCAGCAGCGCGCCCAAGGCTTTAGGATTCTGGTCATAGTTGTTGCCCGGAAAACTGGCCCATTCGTTGGCGCACTTGGCTATCGCCTCGCGGATCTTTCCATCCTTGATCAACTGCAGCGCACCACGCTCGCCCAATCGCTTGATGGCTGCCAGGTCCTGGGCCTCTGGCGTGAAGCGCCCCTTGAATCCGTAGCGCTTGACCAGTTCGTCCCACGTACCGGCAAGAAACTGGTAGCGACCTGCAGCACTGCTGGTGATTGGCTTGCCGTTGGAGAGTCGGGTGATCTTCTGGCGAGGGTGATCGACATACCCCTGAAACAGGCCTTTGCCGAACAGGACGTTGTACCCATCGTCGCTACCCTTCACGGCTTGGGTGCCCTCGGCGAAGGCGATAAGGTCTAGAAACCGGAGCACGTTTGGGCCTCCGGCCTGGGATTCGGTGAGTCTGGCCATGTTTTCTCCAGGCGAAAAAAAGCCCGCACTTGGCGGGCTGGGTGGGGAAGCGATGTCAGGCGGCAGGCGCCTCAGGCTCCGGTGCTGGCTCTGCCGGATCTTTCGCAGTGATCGACACCTTAGCGCTGTAATCCTTCAGCACCTGCGCGACACAGACCTGGGCGGCCGGGAACTGGGTCAGGATTTCGCGGGCACGGGCGTCGGCCTCCTCCTGGGTGGCGTAGCGGGTTTTGTTGGCGACTTCGTAGTCATTGCTCAGGTTGATGGCAACAAATGGCATGGGGCTTTCTCCAGATAAAAAGAAGCCCGCGCGCGGCGGGCAATGGTTGTTGTGTAGCTATTAGGTTTTCGGATGTTGCTGTTTGACCCTCTGCAGAGTCGTGTAGAACGGCTCAGCCTTGGGCATCGCCCCTTGATCCATCGCGTGCCAGAGCATGTCCAGCTGGTCCTCGATGGGCGGGTATCCTTCCCGGCGCGCCAGGTCGTAACTTGCATCAGGTGCGTAAGGCTCGAACTCGCCATTGACATACTGGAAGCGGCCTTGCGGGGCCGTCCCCAAGTGAAGCCGGCCACCTTGAGCGTGGTCATTCAGGTGCAGGCGCTGGCAGGTGCCCGTCTGAATGACCACGCCCTGCTGGTCGGTAACAAAATAGGAGACGACTTCATACGGATCGCTCTCTTCTACGATCGAACTGTTCATCGTTTGCATACCACCGCAAGGATCGAGGCGCCGTTGGTGTTGCCGGCATGGTTTGAAGAAAGGGTGTAGGTGTGCGTGCCAGGCCCGGGGTAGTCAATCACCCCACGACTGGCGAGCGTTGATTCCCTGGGACGCTCTACCCACAAAGCCACCCCGTTTCTAGTCATCGTGATGTCCGAAAAATAAGTCTGGGTTAGCGATCCCTGCAGAAACACCGGATAATTTCCGTCAAGCGTTACCGTCACGCTAACTGAATTCGCCGAAGCAAAGGCACCAACGGGTATGGTCACGGCATTTCCGCGGATACGGAGCGTATCCACCTCCGCCTCACCAATTTTGGCCGTCGTGATGGCGCCATTCGCGATCTTGGCGTTACCAATACTCGCATCACGGATGTACGCATCACTGATGAACGTCTGGTTGCCAACCACCGCAAACGGGCTGGAAACTGCATCCCCTGAAGGGTTGAGAATCGCAAACCTGCCGGCCAGGATCGCAAACGTCGATTGAACGGCACCCTTGGAGTTGTCGATGCTCAGGCCAAACCCGGCAATATGGCGGATGCCATTGGCAGTGATCTGAACCTTGACAACTTCCGAGGCGTTCGCCACGCCATTGAGCTGATTGAGCGTCGTGCTGACTCGTTGTACAGACGCCGTCGTCTCCCCCAAGGTCGACTGCGTGGTCTGGATTTGCTCGCTGAGCGCCGAATCGGCGTTGGTCCGTGCCGTGATCTCGTTCTGAATCGCTGCCTGGGCGCTGCCGACCGATGTGTACAACCCGTCGATACGCTGCGCCTCGGCCGTCAGCTTGTCGCCCTGCTGGGTGACCGCCGAGGTCAGCGACTCGACCGCACGGCTCGACGCTGATGGCCCGACCCGGCCTACTGCAATCCAATCAACATCCCACACAGAGTCGAGCGCATTGGCGAAATCGAAACGCAACCGGCCGATGGTACTCTCCACCCAGTCCGTGCCGCCGACAGCCAGGTTGGCCATGTCCCACTCAACAACGGCTGACTGGCCCACAGCGATGTTTGGGTTAGCCGCACTGGCTCGATAGGCAGACAAAATGCCGTGGGCAGTCGTCGAGTAGTAAAGCGTTCCCGTCCAAGACGTAGCTGCGCCACCGCGACGCGTCAATCCTACTCGCACCTTGGTGTATTGAGCACCGGGAATACTCAAGGTGAGTGCCCCGCTACTGGTAAGCAACTGCGGATTGGCGCTGGTCGGCGTCAGGCGCAGCGAGCCTCCAGACACTGCAGTATTCGCATTGACGCCCACCATTCCATCGGCGCCGGCATCGAACTGCCAGTAGGCCCCGGGAGCTGGGTCGAGCCCGGATGCGCCCAGGCCGCTCTGGATAGCACCGACATTGTTGCTCAAGTCGATCAGGCTCGCGGACTGGCTGGTATTCACCCCCTCAGCCGCAGCAACACGGTTGGTAAGGGTTTGCAGCGCGGATGCCTCGGCTTTGGTAGCAACCTGAGTGAGCGCCGACTGAGCCGCGGCCGCAGCATCGGTCGCCGCCTTGTCGGTGACCGCCACCCAGGCGCTGCCGCTCCAACGTTTCGGCGTGTTGGCGTTGTTGGTGGTGTCGATCCACAGGTTCTGGGCTAGGCGATCCGCCACCGCCGGGGCGGCAGACTGGTACAGCACCTTGCCCTTGGCCCCTGCCGAGTCGGCTGCCGCTTGTGCCGCCTGCTGCGCGGTCGTGACGTTTTGGTTGGTCACGGTCAGGCTGTTGTCCATGGCCGTGATCGCCTGACCCTGCGAGGTCAGCTTGCCCTCGGCGTCAGTCACCCGGGAGTTAATGCCCTGCACCACCGAGGCCTCGGCTTTGGTCTGGGCGACCGATAGCGCATTCGCCGCAGCGGCGGCAGCATCGGTAGCCGCCTTGTCCGTGACCGCGACCCAGGCACTACCGCTCCAGCGCTTGGGCGTGTTCGCATTGCTGGTGGTGTCAATCCACAGGTTTTGCGCCAAGCGATCAGCGGCCCCAGGGGTTGCCGCCTGAATGATCACCTTGCCCTTGCCGCCCGCCAGCGTGTTCGCCGCATCTGCGGCCTGCTGAGCGGTGGTCACGTTCTGATTGGTGGCGGTCAGGCTGTTTTCCAGGGTAGTAGTCCGGGCGCTTACACCAGACAAAGTACCGGCCTGCTGCGAGACAACTGAACTCAGCGAGTCCACCGCCTGCGAGGTGGCTGATTGCTGCGCTGCAACTGAGCCGACACTGTTATTAAGGTCAGTCAACTGCCTGGAGGCGCTGGCAAGCTCTTGCTCGTTCTGGCTGACCTTGGTCGTGAGCGCAGAGGTCGCAGCCGCATTAGCGTCCACTTGCGCCTGCTCGGTGGCATCCTCAATGTCGAAGTAATCTACGACAAGCTGACCCCCCGCATCGTTGTACCCACCCATGACCATGGGCGAGAACCACGCAGTTCCCTCTTTCAGACGCTTCGGGTTAGCGATGGTGCCCGCTCCGACCCCACCGCTTTCGCCGCTCGCGGTGAAACCTTTGACATAGACTTCGGCGGTGACCCATTCCTTGGCCGCCAGCTTGCGGTTTGTCATGAGCACATAGTGCGAGGATCCCACGCTATTGCCGCCATGCGTGGCAATGCGAGTAACACCGTCCTCGGCAAAGCAGTCCACGCCGGCATAGGTGCCGGGATCCCCAGTGCCCATCAGGACTTGCTGCACGCGGACGGTGAGCTTGTACAGGCGACTCGGGTCGAACCGAATCTTGCGGGTGGAAGCGCCCCACCAGGTCTTGTTCGCCAAACCGCCATTGAGGATCAGTGCTGCCCCGCGGGTGATGCCGCCGGGCGCTCCAAAGGTAGCAAACGCACCAGCACCGCTGTTGGTCGATACCCACTGGTCTGCCGAGAGGTCCGAAAACACGCTCTGGTAGACCTTCGTCGGCGAGTTGTCCACAGCTCGGCCAATGATGCTACCCAGCGACACCACGTTGTTGCTGGTGGCAGTCAGGTCTCGTCCTTGCTGATCCACCTTGCTGTTCAGCGACTGCACCGCACTGGCATCGGCCTTCTTGGCCACCTCGGCCAGTGCGCTGGCAGCCGCTGCCGCCGCCTCGGTAGCGACCTTATCAGTCACCGCTGCCCAGGCGTTGCCAGTCCAACGCTTTGGCGTGTTGGCGTTGCTCGTGGTGTCGATCCAGAGGTTTTGCACCAAGCGATCTGCCACAGCTGGTTCAGCCGCTTGTACCAGCACCTTGCCTTTGGTGCCCGCCAGGTCCGAAGCGGCCTGCGCGGCCTGCTGGGCCTTTTCAAGATTCTGGTTGGTGGTGGTCAGGCTATTGCCTAGCTGAGTGGTCTGGCTGCTGACCGAGCTCAGCCCCTGCTCGGTCTTCTCCACTCGCCCGGTAAGGGCTGTGGTTGCCATCGCCCCTGCATCGATCTGAGCCTGCTCGGTCGCGTCCTCGATGTCGAACAGGTCGACCACCAGCCTGCCGCCCATACCGTTGTAGCCGGCGATGACCAGAGGCGAGAGCCATGCCACTCCGGTCTTGAGTCGCTTCGGGTCGGTAACGGTGCCTGCCCCAGACCCTCCATCTTCGCCCGCAGCCGAATAACCTTTCACATAGGCTTCGACGGTTACCCACTCCCCTACCGAGAGCTGCCGGCTGTTCATCAGCACGTAATGAGCAGAGCCGATGCCTGTCCCACCGGCAGTCGTCACACGAGTAGCGCCATCCTCGGCGAAGCAGTCCAGGCCCAGATACGTCAGCGGGGCACCGGCACCGGTGGATACCTGCTGAACCCGCGCCGTCAGCTTGTACAGGCGGGATGGATCGAACCGAATCTTGCGGGTCGAGGCGCCCCACCAGGTGGCGTTGCCCGTGCCGCCGCTCAGGATCAATGCAGCGCCCCGAGTGATGCCTGCCGAAGTGCCAAAGCTTGCCACCGCGCCGGCACCGCTGTTGGTCGATACCCACTGGTCTGCCGAGAGGTCCGAAAACACGCTCTGGTAGACCTTCGTCGGCGAGTTGTCTTGGCCGGCCAGCAGTTTCGTGTCGATCCGAGTCAGCGCCTGGCCTTGGGCGGTCTGGTTCTGGCCTTGGGTCTTCACATCATTGCTCAGGGCCTGGACGGTGGCTGCTTCAGCCTTCTTGCTCACGCTGTCGGTCAGCGAGATCAGTGCCTGGCTCTGCGACGTAAGCTGCTGGTCTTGTGCCGCGTCCTTTTGCTCGGTGGCCGTGACGCGGTTAGTAACCTGCTGCAACGACTGAGAACTGGCCTTGCCGTCGATGCTGGTCTGCATCCCATCCATGCGGGTGGCCTGAGACGACAGTTTGCCCTCGGCCTCACTGACCCGGGTGGCCACGTTGTTGACCACGGTTGCATCGGCCTTCAAGGCGACCTGAGACAGCGCCGACTGGGCCGCAGCTGCCGCATCGGTAGCCGCCTTGTCCGTGACCGCCACCCAGGCAGTCCCGTTCCAGCGTTTCGGCGTGTTGGCGTTGCCCGTGGTGTCGATCCAGAGGTTTTGCGCCAAACGGTCAGCAACGGCTGGGGCCGCCGCCTGGATGATTACCTTGCCCTTCCCGCCAGCCAGCGTGTTCGCCGCATCAGCTGCCTGCTGGGCGGTGGCCACGTTCTGGTTGGTGGTGGTGAGGCTCGACTGCAAGCCGCCGATCTGTGTCGCCTGTGCCGTGGTCTTGCCGTCCAGCGTGGATACGTCGGTTTCGACCTTGGATACACGCGAAGCTGTGCCGGCCGCCGTGACGATCGCCTGGCCAACGTCGATCCAATAGGTCGCGTTCGGTGGCGGGGTGTTCTTCGGTACCGCTTTCAGCGCCTGGTACAGCTTGCCGTCAGCACCCAGCACCCCCTGATTGGTGGTGTAGGCCTTGTCCTTGTTGTACGGCAGCGAACCGGCCAGCGCTGAAACGGTATTGATCTGCTGCTGCAGGTCGGTCTTGGCATCAGAGACGCTCTGGTTTACCGCGGTGATCTGCTGCTCCAGGTTGCCTTTGGTAACGGCCAGCGAGTTGTTTACAGCCACGACCGCGTTATTGACCTCGGAGACCTGCTCGCTCAGTTCGCTACGCGCCGACTCTACGCGCTCGTTCACCGACCCAGGGCCATTGCCATCGATAAGGTCGATCTTCTCGGTGAGTTGCTGGCCCAGGTGGCTTTCGAGGATCTCGCCAGCGATCTGCTCAAGAATTGGCCCCGCATCGGCGCTGGCTGCACCGGTCACCAAGTTGCCCTCAACAGGGAAGAACGGTCCAATGTTGCCAGTGCGGTCGACCAGGCGCGCCCAGAAGTAGAAGCGCTGCCCGGCCCGCAAGCCCTGCATCACATACTCGTTCTGTGGGTACGACAGGTCGGCCAGCTTGGTGGCCAGGCCAAGGTCAGTGCCCTCGCTGTACCACAGTTCGGTGCGCTGGGTGTCCTCGGCGCCGGCCGGGAAACCCCACTTGATACCGATGCCGAACAGCAGGCTTTCGGTGTCGAGGAAGGTGACCGCAGGCGGCTGGCCTTCCTTGCCGTTGAGCTGTGTGAGGACAGAGCTTTTCCAGATCGAAGCAATGTCGAAGGCGCTGACCGCACGCACGCGCGCCAGGTAGGCGCCGGCATAGATCCCGACAACATCCACAGAGGTTGTGCCGACACGCTGCAGGCTCACCCAGTTACCGTTGTCCTTGCGCCACTCCACGTCATAGGCGACAGCACCTTCAACGGCCGCCCAGGCGATGGTCATGGTGCTGACCGCGATGCCTTGGTCGATCATGTGGGCGGACGACAGAGTCACGCTGGCCGGTGGCTGCACGGTGGTCACCGGAATGACGCTGATCGGGCGCTCGTCCAGCTTGGCGCCGGTGTCGATGGCCGCGAACTTGCTGGGATTGAACTCGAGAGCGGTGATCTCGTAATCGCCTTCCTGGGTGCGAGTAGTCTTCAGCACCCGGAACAGCTGGACGGCCAGATCGTCGTAATCAATCGCCCACTGCAGTTCTGGCTCCGGCTGCACGCCATATGCAGTGGTCACCGTCACTGCTCGCCCAGCAACCGACTGCACGGTGCGCGCCTGGGCGGTACCGTTCGGCAGGTTCAGGATCAGCCGGTCACCAGCTTTGATCGGCGTGTCACGGTCCAGGGTGATAACGCGGCCAGCTGCCGCCGAGATTCGTCCACCGTTCGGACGACCCGCCACCAATTCGTCAGCTACGGGAATGACGTAGCCAGGCAGGGGAATCCGGCCTTCCATGCCGGTCTTGAAGGTGACGGTGCGATCCTGACTGTTACTCAACAGCGCCCACTTGCCGCGGCGCTGCGCTTCGGAGGCCCGGGTGCAGCCAATCGCCGACAGCTCGATTGGGCGATCGCGGTACCGGCGCTGGAGCGACAGATCGGTCACTGGAATGACGTCGGTGTCGTAGTTGTTGGCCGGGTTGTCGTAGCTGACCAGGGCCCGGCTGTAGTGCGTGTTGCGCTCCGCGCCGCCGTAGACGAAGTCACCGTCGATCACGTTGGCTCGGGTGAACACGTAGTCAATGTCCTGGGCTCGCGGCATATCCGCCTGCATGAACAGCGAACCGTGGGCCCAGTACACCATGCCCCGGTAGATGGCTGCCAAGTCACGCAGCAGTGTCCAGGCCTCGGAGCGGCCCTGCAGGTTCATGTCGCACAGATAGCGCGGCTCTTGCCCCCCCACGCCATCCGGCACCAGCTGGTCGCAGTACTGGGCGATGCGGTACATCTCCCACTTGTCGACCATCCACGACTTGATGCGCTTGCCCAGGCCGAAACGATCCTCGACGCACAGGCCGTAAGTCACGAACGCTGGGTTGTTGGTCCAGGCCTGCTTGAAGGTGCCGTCCCATACGCCTGTGTAGGTACGGCCTACCGGGTCGTAGTTGGTCGGTACCGGCCAACGCTTGGCCTTGCACTTCACGGTGACAGCCGGGATGTTCTGGAACTGCTGGGCGTCAAACTCGATGTACAGCAGCGCGGTGTTCGGGTAGCGCAGCTTCTGGTCGATGATCTCGGTGTAGCCAGCGATGGTCATCGTGTCGGCGATTGTGCCGCTGTTGGCGTTCGGGGTAATCCGGCGCACGCGCAGCATCCAGCCGGAGGACGCCTTGGGCAGGTTCACGCGCACCGAGCGCTGGTAGCCGTTGGTGGTCTTGCCGTCCACGGCGCCGAGGTGTGCCTCGACGTAGGCGCCGCCGTCGGTGGCGATATCGATCGCGTACTCGATGCGGTAGCCGTTGGTGTTGCCGTTGCTGTCCTGCTGCGCCAGGCGCGGCCAAGTCATGCGCACGCGCACGGCCGAGAGTTGGGTGTTGCTCAGGGCGCGGGTGAACGGGTTGTCGCTGCGCAGCTCGACGTTGACGGTGGTTTCGTTCTCAATCGAAGGAATGCCCTGGATGTAGTCCTGCTCGACCGAGCCTGGGCGCCACTCCCACTTCACACCTGGGAAATTCACGTTGCCGCTGGCGTCCATGATCGGCGTATTGTCGAGGTAGATGTCACGGTCGGTTGGCGTACCGTCGAATTCGCCCTCACCCACGGCCAGCAGGATTTTGGCGATGTTCGTCGACTGCAGGCTGTCCGGTGCCTCGACCGGAGTTTTCGGCTTGCTGTCGCCGCCCTTGGCGCCGGTGATTTCCAGATGATCTACAGGCCCCATACTTTCCTCCGGGGGATAAAAAACCGCCCGGAGGCGGTCTATTCGCTGAGTTGGCCCTAGGCCTTGTCTTGCGCCTCAATCGAGGCTGAGATAATCGCTCCGCCCCAGCGTCGATCGCCGATGCAGATCGGGACGGGGTTGCCACTGGCGGTGGTGTTCTTGGCGCTCCCGAAGGCGTAGCTCGGCAGGTTCTCCGGGGCAGCGCTTTGCGACAGCCCAGCAGTTTGCGGGCTGAGCATCTGGATGACGCCACCGGCTACCATTGCCACACCTGCAGGCAGAAGTGCCTGGAATCCAGGAACGGGGATGAAAGAAGCAGCGATCAATATCGCGCCGATCACTGTCTGCAGCACCCCGCCGCGCTTACTGCCAGCAACGACCGGTACAATTTTCACCGCCTTGGCTCCGCCACGATTGAATTCGGTTTCACCAACGTTTTTACCGTTTCGGTAAATCGCGAAGTTCATCCCCAGGCGAGACAGACGATCAACCTCCTCTTTGAAGCCTGGCAACGTGATCGTCAGCGCCTTCAGCAGTTCACGGACGCTGCCTGTATCCAGAAGCCGTCGATGCTGTTTCCCCAGAGCTTTACGCAAGGTTCCTGAGAACTCGATAAGTGTCATTTCTTGGGTCATGCTTTTCTCCAGACGAAAAAAAGCCGCCCAGTGGCGGCTCCTCACTTCAAAAAATGTTCACAGACACTTTTTCACAGACGACATGATTTTTGATCTGCCAATGCTGATGCCAGGCATCCGCTGATAGAGCTTTACCTCGCTGCCGTGAGTAGTTTGCTTAATCTCCAGCAACTCGTTGGTTTGGCCTATCGACTCAGCTGAGGAGATCAGTCGATAGCCCGTCAGAGTCTCATTCATGGTTACGCCAGCCTGGTGCTCTTGCCATTCCGGCAGGACGCAAAGGGCGTATGCCTTTGGTGTTTTCGAGGTCTCCGACACGATCGTCGGAGTACTCTTTAGTAAGTCCCCGGGAGTTGTACACCCCGCCAGCAGTATCAGGGCGACAATGGTAACCACTGAATTCACATTAGTTAGCATGCGACTAAGCCCCTAGCTTCTGGCGGCGCTTCGGGCTTTCAAACAATTGGAGAACCAACTGTTCTCAAAGTCAGTGGCTGCCTTCTGCTTGTACTCAGGAGATCCATAAGCGGGCGAGTCGTAAGCCTGCTCAATCATCAGTGCTCCCAGGTCATTCATGGCTTCGTCAGAAACCTTGGCTTGCATTAATTTCGACATAGCAACGCCATTTTGACGCGATGTCATTACCGAGTTTGCCAGTTTGGATATTCCGTCACAGAACTCTAACGTCTCCTGGGAAGGCCTCGCAGCAAAAGACGCCGTCGACACCAACGACATTGCGAGAATTGACCCGACCGCCAACGAATTACGCATTCCTTATCCCTCCATGTAGGCGAGGGCAATCTAACATCATCGGCGCCAACACCAAAACCCCGCGCAGGCGGGGTTCGGCTTCGATCAGATGTTTACCGCGACAGGCCGTGCGCGACGACCTCCGGCATTTCAGCCTGAAGCTTCTCGGCCATGCGCAGGCTTTCCACTGTGTCAGACGCAAAAAGCCCAGCGCGGGGCTGGGCTTGGGTCACAGGACTGGCGGGTCTTCTGTTAGATAATGTGATGCTGGCTCACTGATCACCAGATCTGCATGCTGATGCACGACCGGTCGAACGCCATGCCCCATCGTTACGAGGTAAAGCTGAGCTCCCTCGCGTCGGGCGAATTTCATGGCAGGGATGAAGTCACTGTCACCAGTTATCAAGACAATAATGTCAACCTGCTTTTTCAGTGTGAGACTGGCAATGTCGAGCCCGATCCGCATGTCCACACCTTTCTGCTGGATGCTGGGCTCCAGGTCAGAAATGGAAAACGTCGTCTCAGCGTTCGCCTTCTTGAGTGCTCGACCATTTATCCTCCACCCCTGGTGGACAAGCTCCCCGAAGCGTAGCGCGACATAAGGACTTTTCTCCAAGCCGGCGTGGAGCGCCTCGTTGTTCTTCGCAACAGAGGTTTTCCCGAAATCGACGGTAGTACCGTCGGGGTGCTCTGCTTGGGTGGTCAATGGCTTGGCGTCGTAGAAATAGACCCGGTGGAGACGATGGTTGATCAGGTGGGGCGATTGAGAGAGCTTCTTGGTGACTAGCTCGATCATTTCGCTGGTGATCGGCGCCTTTTTGACAGGCCAAAGCTTTGGCTTGATAAAACCCGCATCGATCAGAACAGCGTACCTAAGCATCCATTTCCTCCAGGCAAAAAAAAGGCCGCTAAACGGGTGGGGACGAATCCCTCTTATATGTCACCCGTAGAGCAGCCGGTTCTTGGAGCGAACTATAGGCGCACATTGTACGCCCGTCAACACGTACCAAAGCATCCCAACATGTACCAACCGAGCTTAACGGAGGTCAGCTAGCCTCGCGGTTTGCCTCGCTGTCCACCTATCCACCCTGGACGGAAAGCCAGTAACCAGCCAGCTCCCCGCCGTAGTAGCGTTGTGCCTCCAACGACCCGCCCCGGTCCGCTGCGGGACAGCCCATGGACTGGGGAGCCGTAAAGGAAATCATCAAACAAGGAGTTCCAATGCCCCTCAAATCTGCAACTGAAAGCGAAGTGCGTGCACTGGCAGTCGCTCTGAAGTGCTTGGCAGCAAGCTTGAAACAGAACGGCGCCCTTCATTCTGGCCTCTACACAGCCAGACTGCGCTCTCACATCGAAGGCGATTATCCAGCCGCTGACAACAAGGAAATTTTCGATGCTGTGCTCGGGAATTTGATTGACGACCTAGCTAGGATTCCCGCTCCCGACGCTTGATGCTGTCTACGAGGTCGCGTAGGGCCTGGTCCTCATGGGCTCTTTTCGCGGCCTCTTCGTCTGTGTGGTTAGCAAGTGGTTGTCCGTACATTTCTGCTCTCCTTCGAAAATACCGCTTCATTTCGCGTCCCGATGACGCAGCACAAGGCGCTTCCGGTCGAGCCAGGGGCCGCCGAACACGATAATTTCTGATGGTCTGCCGAGCAGGTGGTGGAGCATGAAAGGGCCAGGCCCGAAGACCTCGGCCGATTCCTCCGGCAGCCGAGCGTCAGCGCCGAGGTAAATGCCGGCGTGGTTCGGGTGAGCCGTGCGGCCCACGGCCATGACAATCATGTCGCCGCGCTGCGGCTGGCTGACCTGGTAGAAGCCAGCAGCCTCGAAGGCCTGCTCATACAGGCTTGGACCGTCCGGCTTCTCCCACCACCCCTCCTCCCGCGCGTAGGCCGGAAAATCCAGACCCCACTCTCGCTTGTACCAGTCAGCACAGACCTGCCAGCAGTCCCAGGCTCCGTGCACGAACGGCCGCCCGAGCAGCGGCGCGTGACCTGTTGGCGTGACAGTGCGCACGTCACCCTCTGGCCAGGACAGGATGTACCAGGGCAACCCGGTAGCCTCGCACATGGCCAAGTCACGGGGTGACGGCCTGCTGGTCGCATCTGGATGCGAATGCACGATGCCGATCACCTCGCCCTGGTCTTCAGCTGCCGAGTACTGCTCTGGCGAAATGCGGAACTCTTCGCCAGGATCGGCGGAAGTGTTCTCGCACGGTACGTAGCGCTGCGAGCGACCAACGGTAACGATCAGCCCGCAACACTCCCGCGGGTATTCCGCCGCAGCGTGGACTTGCACGGCGGCCAAGATATGTTTGCGCATGGTCAGGTCCGTGCAATGAGGGAAACAGCCGGGAATCCACCAAAGGGCAGCTGGTTACCCTGGCCGAAGCGAACGGTACAGCCTGAGTCGAGACAGCCGTTGCATTGGTCCTTGGCCGGATCATCCGTGGGGTTGCCGTCCAAGTCGTAATAGGGCCCGGTGTACCCACAGTTCGGGCCGCGGTAGCCGGCAGTCATTGCCCAGTGGCATAGCTGCGTCATCTGCCGGCCGATAGTCTCCCCGCCCACGTCGCCAGGGCTGGCCAGCTCCCAAGAAACCGTCGTGCCGTTCTCCGAGACCTTCTGGTCGATGTACCAGACCTCAATCGCCTCCTCGGTCGGATCGGCCTCGGGGTTGCCTGCCGGGAAATTCACCGCATCCAGATAGCGAGCCATGGTGTGACGCATGGTCAGCTTGAACTCGAGCAGGTTGTCGAAGGCCAGGCACAGAGCGGTGATTCGACCGTTGACGTTGCCCACGGTCAGCATGGGGCGCACGGCCGTACCGTCCGAATTCGCCTCGATGCCGTCGATCTGCATGGGCCAGGCGCCGTATTCGTTGCCTTGCCACCAGATCGACTTGGCCGGAAGCTGGTCGGCGTTCGCGCCGGCGGCGGCCAGCTCCTTGGGGGTGTGAGGAATGGCGTGGCCATGGAAGCGCAGGGTGTCGGCGCCGAAGTCCGAACCGTCGAGCTCGAACAGCAGCACCTCATTGCCGGGCTCCAGTGTCTGGATATCCTTGATCAGTGACATGCTGGTTCCTTATGGATGAAAGGCCCGCTCAAAAGTGGCGGCAACTTTGAAGCGACCGCCACCAACCGGGGTGGGCTTGGGGTCTTTGCAGGTAAACAGGCCTAAATCGCCGAGCGGGGTGGACCACAAGAAAGCTTTGGCACCGCCATGCCGGTCAAAGAACTCCATGATCTTGCGAACCTGGGCCTTCGTGCCGGTAACCGTGATGGGGTAGCTGTCTTCCTTGTTGTTGGGTCCGTCGCCAACGACCTGTCGGTACCCCCCGCCGAAGCGCGACTCGCGGGTTCGGTAGTTGATCTCCGGCGTTTCCCCGCGCTGGGTTGGCCAGCTGAATTTTTCGATGGCCATCAGCGCCTCCCGCTGGTATTGCGATGGCTGACGCCACCTGGACGCCACGAGTCAGCCACCGCTTTCTCGGCAGCCATCTGCATTTGCTTTTGCATGTTCTGCTGGAGCAGCGCTTGATCGAGTTGCATGCCCTCGCTACTCCTGTCCTCCACCACCATGCTAACCGGCGCGGACACGCTGATCGCCGTTCCCCCGCTACCGCCGCCGACCGCCATCACACCCAGCTGACCGCCAGATGTCCTGGTCAGCGGCATGATTGCCTCGTCGCCGGCCTCGCCCATCACGCCAATCTTGCCGCCGGCCATGCCGAATGCCGTGGGCGTGCTGACGATTGTGCTGGTGAAGGCACCGCCATTTGCGAACAGCTGAACGCCATTGCTCCAAGCGCCGCCGTCGGCCTGGCGGGCAGCCGCCCAGGCGTCGATGATCTCCGGGCTGTAGCCGGCCTGGGTAGAGCCAGCGGAAGAAGCTCCGCCCCCGAACCATGCTGATGCCGCACTGACTCCCAAGCTCGCCAAACTGCTGAACAACCCCGAAGCCGCTCGCTGCGTCTCGATTCTCACCATGTCGGCGAGGATCGACTTGGTGAAGTCGGCAAACGAAAACTTGCCCGTCATGGCGAAGTTCACGACCGCATCTTCCATCGAGCTGAAGGCGTTCGTGAACAGGGATCGCGCCTGCCCGGCGACATCCCGGGCCTGCTCCAGGTAGTTCTGGAACGCTGACGACGCACCCTTGCGCCAATCGCCCTGGGCCACCGTCATGGCGTCGTAATTGGCGATGGTGGTTTCCTGCAGGTCTTTCTCGGTCTTGTTGAGTACCGCCAGCTTTTGGTTGTATTCATCAAGGCTCATGCCGCGGGAGCCGTCGCCATACTGGTTGGCCAGGTCCAGGCGTTGCTGGTTGATGCGGTCGGTAATGCCGTTCTCCTGATCCTGCAGACCACGCTGACGATCGCCAAGCCCGAGGCTGTAGGCGGAACGCTGCCCCTGCAGTCTCAGCGCCGTGACCTGCTGGTCAAGGGCATCGGTGTAGGTCTGCACTGCCCTGGCCTGCTTGGCCAGCCGCCCCTGCTCATTGGTCGCCAGCACCGCAAGTTCGGTGTCGGCGTCCTTCTGGGCTTTGACCATGGAAGCGCGGGCGTCGGCGATCTTCTGGTCCAGCTGAATGCGCTGTTGGGCACTGGTGCCGCTTCGCCCTCTGGCCTCTTCCAACGCCTTGATCTCTGCCTCGTAGGCATTCGTGATCTCGGCCTTTTGCTGCTCAAGGATTGCGGCCCGCTGGGCTGCGTACGACTCTTGCGAGATCAGACCGGCCTTCTGTGCTGCGTCCAGCTCCTTCTGGTGATTCTTGTACTCGGCCAGGATGGCATTCAGCGCGTTCTTCTGGTCGTTGAACCCGGAGAGGTCGACTGATGTGGTACGCCCGGCAGGATCCTTGAACTGCTTGGCGATGTCGGCCTGCACCCGGGTGATGTTCTCGGGCTTGAGGCGCTCATCGTTCGGATTGACCTTGCGAATCGCGTCCAGAGACTTGTTGTACTCCTTCAGCGCATCCGCCCGCTTTTCAGCGTTGGTCCTAGCGGACTTCTCCAGGGCGTCGATCTTGCCGATCGCCACAATGGCCGCCTGCTGCCGCTGGGCGTCCAGCTCTTGAGCCCTCGCAATGGCTTGTTGCGTGTCTCGCTGCTGGATGAGAGCTTTGAGCTCAAGGTTGGCGTCGGTCAGCTTCTTCTGCGCTGCGGTGTCGTCAGGATCACCATTCACCGCACTCTGAGCCGCTGCTAGGCGCTGCTGCGTCTCGACGATGCGGCTTGCGATGTCCTGACCGCGACCGATGTTGTTGACCGAGTCCACGGTGGCAGCAACCTCGCCCCGCAGGGCTTTCCAGCCCCGCTCCCAGATCGACAGGTTCTCGGTGACCTCTTTGCTGCGGTTCTTGATGGTATCGACGTAGGTATCGGTGAGCAGCTTGGCGGCGCCGATGGTGTCGCCTTGCTCCTTCAGTGCGACGATCTGCGAGTACGTCGAGGCGGTCAGGAAGTTGTACTGCTCATTGAGGTCCTTGGCAGCAGCAACCGGGTCCTTACCGATCTTAACGAACTCGGCCACGGTCTCCTCGACCGCCTTGCCGGTGGCCGAACGCCACTCCAAAGCAGCCTCTGTGATCTCTACGAAGCTGTCAGAAGCGACCTTCCCACTACCAGCCAGTTGGGTGAGCACCTCTGCCGCGGCACCGGTGGTGCCAACAGTGGCCGCAACCTCGCGCGCCATCCCGGATAGGCGGTCAGACGTAGATCCGGCGGCATTGCCGGTCGTGATCAGCGCCTTCTGGAATTCGACGGCCTCCTCGCTGCCCTTGTAATAGGCGTATCCAAGCACGCCCACAGCTGCAGCCGCGACGGTGAACGGATTCACCAGGCCAAGCACATATCCACCGAGGGCCTTGATGGCCGGCCCGACGCCACCAAACATATCCTTCAGCTGCCCTCCCTGTTGGAGCAGGACGGTGAGCGGCGCCTGGCCGCCCTGCAGGGATACGACGATGTCAGTGAACTGCGCTGGGACCCCGCGCAGCGCGGCGGCGGTTGCCTTGGCCGACATGCCGGTCTTGTTCAGCGCGGTATCGGCACCGCCCAAGGCCGCACGCGCCTGGTCGATCTTCGTCTGGTACTCGCCGAAGGTCTCCGCATCGAGCGCGCCACTAGTGCGGAAGCCCTTCAGCTTCTGCTCCATCTGGTCCAGACGGCCCATTGCCGCGACTGTCGGGTCGATCTTGCCCAGCAGTTCCTCAAGGGCCTGGCCTTCTTCCCGATGCGCGCCTGCGGCTTTCTTCGCCGCCTCCGCCTGGCGCTCCTCCGTTGCGATGAGGGCCTGGGCCCGGCTGTTGATGGAGGCCTGGCGGCTGGCACTGTCCGACAGCACTGCGTTCGCCTGGGCGGTGACCTCGGCGCTCTGCTCGGTCGCCCGGTTCAGCGACTGAACGTACTGGCTGGCCTCCAACGAGGCCTTGGCCACGGCCAGAATCCTGGCCTGCTGCTCGTCGGCGGACTCGGCAGCGCGCCGGCCAGCCTGGACGCCAGCGTCCGTGGCGCTGGTGAGCGCCTCCTGCACCTTGCCCGCCTGCGCGGCCTCGTTCCTGAACGCCCCCATGTTCGCCGCGGCGCTGCTGAAAGCCGTAGAGGCACTGGTGACAGCGCGGCCCACAGTTGCCATCTGCTGTGCCAGCTCGGCCTGCTTGGCGTTGAGCGTCTGCAGTTCCTGCACGATCTGCCGGGTGTCACCCTGCAAGCCGCCCAGAGCAGTCTCCCAGGCACGACCGGTCTTGCTGGCCGACTCCTCGCTGCGCTTGCCAGCATCCGTCAGCTGGTCGAGGTTGTCCTTGGCCTCGACGGCATCACCAGAGTCGATCTGAAGACCGAGGGAGGCAATGGTGGTCATGATCTACTCCATCGATTCGGCCATGACGGCCAAGGCCTCAACCTCCATGACGCGGAGATCGGGGAAAATGTCGGTGAGGTCGCGGCGCTTGATGCCGAGCATCGAGGCAGTTGCGGGTATGGCGGTGTAGTCCAGGCCAGACGGGCCTCCAGAAGCCACCCGCCACTGTGTACCCAGGGCATCGAACAGGCGAAAGGCTGCCCACGCATCTGGCCAGACCTCTACCACTTCCTCCTCGATGTCATCCAGGGTCAGCCCCAGCGCCGCCAATTGCTCAGCGGATGGCCCGCGCTCGTAGCATGCCCGGGCCGCCGCCCTCAGTTTCCCAATCGGGCCGGGTTGTAAGCAGCCTGGAAGGCGTCGATGACGGCCTTTGGCGCCCCCGTGCAGGTACGGACCAACTCGAGGATCGCTTTCTGGCTGAACTTGTCCTCCAAGTCCCATCCTGTGACGATTTCCCCCAGTTGCTCAGCCTGCAGAGCGATCTCGCCGGCGGTCACCTCTTCCCAAGTGGCGTTGTCGGCCTTGGCCTTCTCTGCCCAGGCGTCGCGCGCTTTGTTCCAGCGGTCAAACATGCCGGCCAGCGTCACGCGGTCCATGTAGCGAAACTGGAACGCCACGGGCACCGGATCGCCGCCGATACGCGGCACATGAACCTCGGCGGTGAACGTCGGGTTCTGGGCAATCTTAATCTTCGCCATGAGTGCTCCTTACGCGCCGGCCAGGTAACGGACCGGACGACCCGACAGCGCGATGCTGATGGTTCGGGTCATCAGGTTGTTGCGCTCCATGGTCGGGGTGGTGGTGATGCTCACGTAGCCCGGATAGAGGATCTGGTCGCCGTTGGGCAGCTTGAGGCGGACGACCGTCAGCTCTTTGCTATCACCGTAGGCTTCAACCAGGCCCACGTAAGCAGCGGCTGGCTGATCTTCGACAGTGATCGACAAAGTGATGGGGTTGCGGTTGGTGGGAAACTGGCGATCGTCATCGTCCTCCAGGTAACCAACGGTGAGGTACTGCTGCTCGCCGCCGGAAGAGGTGAAGGCGGTCACCTTCGAGATCTGAGCCCAATTGGTCACAGGGATAACAGAGCCGACACCTGCGCCGGCGGTGTACTTGTCGGCGTTGGTGGTGTTCAGGCCGGCCATCGAGAACTTGTCAGTGGCAACACTGGCTGCGCGGACAGCGCGGTCGTTGACAAGCGACCAACCGGAGCTGACAACCAGGACGTCGCCATTTTTGATGTTGTGGCCCGCAGCGGTGGCCACGGGAGGAGCAGCGTTGGTCAGGGCGGTGAAGGCAACGGCAGCGGCGAGAACGCTGGCGATTTCCAGCACAGAGCCGTTCGGCAGCGGGAAGCGTGCGGCCATGGTGTATTTCCTCTTGAAAGCCCGCCGGGCGGCGGTTGGTTATGCCCCATCGGGCGGTTGGTCCGCGACGCCGCGGTAGGTGAAGCTGGTCGGGACCGTGTAGGTCGCCGACTCAGTGATGGCTGGGCCCTGGTCAACAGGTTCGGTGACCAAGCCCTCGAAGCCTTTGCGGCTGAGTTCCGAGTCCACTTTGAAGAGGTTCGAAAGCTCCCCGACCAGAGTCTCGGCTGTTGCCAGTGGCTGGCCCGCCGGGCAAACGATGCTCACCTGGTAGACGCCGGTGTACTCGTAGGCATCGCTGCCCAGGTAGCGGCAAGTGGTGCCCGCCGGTAGCTGGAAGGCCTGCAGGTAGGTTTCGTCGGGCCCGGCCTCGAAACCCTGCTCGAAGTTCGCGACCCGGATCGGGCGCGCTGTGGCCCAGGCCATCAGCCTGAGCTCGATGGCCTGTCGTACTCTTGCGTGGCTCATGCTCGGTGGGTCCTGATGGCTTCTTCGACGATGCCCTGGAAGTCGGCAACGGTGACTCGCACCATGCCGCCAGGCGCCTGTGAGCTGTGGCCGTACTCCAGAGGGATGGCATACGGCAGGTTGTTGACGATGTAGGCGACCTCACCGGCGGAGAGATCACCGGCAGCCACGAGAAGCCTGTCCAGCGTCTCGCCGGCGCTCTCGATGTCCTCGATCTCGCCTGCGGCTGGAGCACCGGTGGTGAGCTGCCAGTTACTGCGGAAGCGGCCGCCCACGTAGCCCTGGCCAACCCTCCGGACGCCGAACCCGAAGTTCTCGCGCTGCTCGCGCTTGGTCAGGGGCTTTCGCAATCGCAGGCCGCCTTTCAGGTTGCCGCTCTTGGTGTAGTTGGCCTGGTCGGACGTAATGCCGGCGTTGATGGTCGCCGCCTTCGCGTTGTAGGCCGCGATCTGTTCCGCTGCGCTGCCCTGAGCCTCGACGTTCACCTTCCAGAGGTCAGGGTTGCCAACTGGCGACATGGTGACCAACCTGCGGCCAACCATGATCACGACCTCGCGGAAGGTCAGATCCATCGCTTCCTTGGCTGCCTCGGCGAACTGCTCCAGCTGTGCAGCAAAGCTGCCCTCCTGACCGCCATAGCGGGTGGTCATGTGTGAGCCGCGGGGCATGGTCATTTCCTCAGCTGAATGGTCCAGGTGGCCTTGGCCGAGTCCTGCCCGACATCCATCACCCGGTAGCCGCTGATGCGGTCACCAACTGCGGGAATTGCAGGCTCTTCCGTGACCGCGTCGCCATCCTTCATGACCAGCTCGTTCTGCAGAGCCTTGAGGCGCACGTCTGACGACAGGATGCGCGTACCGTCGATCTCCCGGGCCTTGTACTGGCCGAAGACGCCGCGACCTGCATAGTTCAGGGTCGCCGCCGGCGTGCTGCCGCCCTTCTCAGGGTCGTACGCACCGGGCACGGACCGGCTGCCATCGACCACCGCAACCGCGTCAGCCAGGTCCGTATCGAAGGCCAGACCCAGCTCGGCCTGCAACTCACTTCGAAGCCCCATGTCACCCCCTGACGATCTTGACCTGGCCGGTGCCCAGATACCGCGCCAACAGGGCCAAAGCGAAGGATTCGCCCGCACTGATGGCCTTGGACGTACTCGAGTAGGTCTTGCTGCTCGACACGCCGTCAGCATCCACAGACTTGCTCAGTACGCCGGTTTCCTTCGCCTGGTACAGGTTGCCTGATGCCGCCTCCACCGCCACCTCCGCGCCTGCCTGCACGACATCGGCTGGAACCGTGTCGAACTCGGGAAGACCCTGGTTGGTGAGCCAGGTGTTGGCCATCAGCACCGCGCGCGCCTTCTTTTCATCAGGCGCCCAGGTCTGGCCCAGCAGTGCGTCGACCTGCTCGATGCTGATGTAGGTCGTCATTACGCGGCCCCGTCCAGCAGCTTCTGCAGGTCTTCCAGGCTGGCTTCAGGCCCGAACTGGACGCCTTTTTCGGTCAGCGCGACCTGCAGCTTTGCCTTCAGCTCTGCTTCTTCAGCAGCTTTCTTTTCAGCTGCGGACTTGCTGGCCTTGGAGACTTTACCCTCCTTGATCGGCTCGGGATGCTCATAGCCATCCGGCGCGAACTTGGCGTCGATGATCTTGTAGCCCTTGCGGCGCAGGTAAGACTTGCGCTCTGCCGAGACCGGGTGCTGCTCGTAAATGATGCTCTCGCTCATGGCGATCTCCTGAGGAAGGCGCCCCGAAGGGCGCGGTACCGGTTACTTGGTGGCGTCGCCGATGGTCATGACGCCGGCCGAGCCCTTGATGCTGTTCGCCACCAGGTCCCAGTTGGTGCCGGTGGACAGCTCAGAGTTGGTCGGCGACTTGCCGCCGTTGGCGGTGTCCCAGGTGTAGCCCTTGAGGCCCAGGCCGAAGGTGTAGTCGGCCTGCATGGTGGTCTCGATGCGCTCCTTGCCGTTGGAGGTCTCGATGTTGGTGATCAGGTCGGAACCATCCATCACCATGGCCGCGCCATCGGCCAAGCTGAGCACCTTCTGCTTGTTCGGGGTTCCGGCCTCGTAGAGCGCCGGGGCGTCGGTGACGATTACTGCCTTGCCCAGGACGTCGACGACCAGAACACCACCGGCCTGGAACAGCTGCTGGCTGTTGGCCAGGTTCTTGCCGATCAGGGCGTGATACTGGGCGCCGGTCATGACCTGGGCGATCAGGCGGGCCGATGCATCGCCGAACAGGGCGTGCGCGCCGTTGATTGCGATGTAGTCGACGCCTGCGGTTGCCGACACGTCATTGAGCGCGCCTGGCTGGTTGCCGATGGCTGCAACCAGGGCGGCGATGGCGGTGTTCAGCTGGTCCGACATGATCGCTTCGGACAGGTTGCGGCTGATGACCTCCAGCGCCTCCTCAGGGTTCTTCTGCACCCAGGACAACTGAGCAGGCTCCCACAGGATCGGGCCGAAGCCGCCGGCGATCTTCACCGAGTCATACTGCTTTTGCGACAGCGGGGTCGCTGCCTGGTTGCCGTTGGCGGCGTAGCGATCGACGCGACGCTGAGCGCCGTGCAGGCCCGCCCAGAACGATTCCTGCAGGAAGTCACCGTCGATGCCCTGAGTGGTCAGACGGATCGCACCGGCCGAGGCCGCGTTGAACTTGTCGACGTCCTGGGTCAGGGTTTCGATGGTGGCGTGGCGAAGGTACTCGTTGAACACCTTCATGTTCGAAAGGGCCATTGGGCCTCCTTATTCGCTTGCGATCAGGCCCTTCATGGCTTCCAGGCGCTCTGCCTTGGTGCCACCGAAGTTGCCCTTTGTGGTTTTGTTGCCACCACCGCCATTCGGAGCGCCGCCACCATTGGCGCCGGAGCTCTTCAGGATGTGGTCGCGATGGGGGTACTGCGAGACGAGGGTTTCGAGTGCTTCGTTGAAGTCGGCCAGCTCACCCGGGCGGCTGCGGCTGAAGATCTTCTGGCCCTGGGCGTCATACGCGACGACCTTGCCTTCCTCGATCTTGAAGCTGCTGCCGAAGGTGGCTTGGACCATGTCGGCCGGTACCGCCATCTTCTCGGCGATGAACTGCGAGCGGGCGAAGCTTCCGCCGATCTTCTCGGAATACAGCTGCTGCTCGAAGCCCTGCGCCTTGGTGTTGGCTTCATCCAGCTGGGCCTGGAATGCCTTGCTGATCTCGCCTTTCACCTTCTCGATCTCGCCGGCATCCACCAGCTTCTTGGCGTCGAGATTGGCGACGATTTCCAGCGCCTTCTTGGCGGCCGCGGCATCATCGATGCCTTCGAACGCCTTGGCGGTCTTCTCGAAGCCGTCGGCGCGCTCGCGGTGCGACTTAGCTTCGGCATTCAGCCGGGTGATGGTATTGCGGGTGCCCACAGCATCGAAGGCGACCTCTTTGCCATCGTCCTCGACGTAGACAGGCTTGCCATCTTCGATCACGGCGTACTGCTTGCCATCCACTTCAACGGTCTTGAGTTTCATGTCGTCTCTCTGGGCCATCCGGCCAGTTGATGAGCCATCCGGCCCCAGTTGCGCCCCGTCCATCCGAACCGCAGGCAGAAAAAAGCCCCGCACTTGGCAAGGCCTTGAAGATGCGCGCCACGAAATGGCGATGACGTGATTTGTGGCGCGGATCAGAACCCGTGGATTCGCCGAGCCAGGATCGAGGAGTACTCACGCATGCACGACAGCTGCGCGGTCAGCAGCTCATCATCAAGCGCGGTCAATCGCTTGAAGGCTCCCGTCTTTGTGAACGCATCAAGCTTGGCGATCTTGTCGTCGAGCTGGGCCTTTTCGGCAACCACGCGCACTTGATGAGGCTGGAAGCCTTCGACATCGCCGATCGGCAGGTATGCGGCATCAAACTGCTCTTTTGGCGACCAGCTGATGTACCCGGCGTGGCCTGGATGGTTCGGCTTGCCGCCGTCCTGATACTCGACCAGGTAGCCCTCGTCAGCTCCGTCTTCGCCAGTCGGCAGATCCCAGCCCCGATAATCGTTGTAGGCCAGGCGAGTCATTGCCAGGGCGAAGATGAGCTTTGTGCCGATGTAGCGCTGGGTCATTTCGAATCTCTCCAAAGGTCACTGATTTAGGCGGGCTCTGAGCTCTTCAAGCGTCAGAAACTTGCCCTTGTCGTTGTAGAACGTGCTGAGCTTCAGCCCGCCCTCTCGCATCAGCCGGCCACGCTCCGGGCCGAGGATCTCGTCCTGGCGCGCTGCTGACTGCTTGCTCAGCCATTCGGCGTAGGTCATCGACTCCGGCACCTGGCCGTCCATGCTCGCCCGCGTCGCGCCGTCATTGAAGCCAAGAGCCTTGGCGCTCTTGAGCACTGGCACCTTGCTGGAACGGCAGCAGAAGTGGATGCGGCCGGGGCCAGCCAGCCATGGCACCTGGTGCCCGATGGGCTTGTAGGTACCCAGCGTGTACGGCAGCCGGTCACGAATACGGCAGTCGGACGAGGTGTGGTTGTCCAGCGTACTAAGCCACTCAACGTGGCTGATGATGTCGCTGTTGGCCTCATACGCTGCGTCGCTGGCCGTTTCGGCGGTATGGGATACCGCAGACCGCACTACCGCCTCGACGTCGCGCCTGGCCTTCTGGAGGGACCCATCGGCGTAATGCTGCACCTTGGTGCCCATGACTGTGCGGACGATATCCGCAGTGGTGCGCCCCTCGACAACGCCCGAGCGCACAGCGTCGCGCACTGTGGCAGCGCGACTGGACTCGATGCCGGCCATCCACTCCCTCAGCAGGCGCCCCTGAAATGGTCGGGCCTGGGCGATCGCCTTCACCGCGCTGAACGCCGGGGAGACGACCGGGTATGCCTCCTGCACCAGAGCCGGGAGAACGGCCCGCAACGCGCTCTGCTGGAACGCCAGCTCGTAACTGATCAGCCCATCGGTCACCTGGTCCATGGCCAGGCGGATCTCAATGAAGGTTTGCTGGTTGATCCTCAGCACCGCCGACAGGGCGATATCGACAGCCGCAGCCGACAGGTCGGTGCCGAGGTTGTCGATCGCCTCGATCAGCGCAGCCCGCAGGTCGGCATCCTTGCTGTTGAGGATCTTGATGATCGTCATCACCTGGCTGTTGCTCAGCCTGGACAGATCGACCTCATGCCCGATCAGCTCGTTCAGCAGCTTCTGGTTGGCCGTCTTCATCACAGCGTACCGAGGGCCGGGCCCTGGGCGTCAATCTTCGCCCGCTCATCGTCCCAGTCGTATTCGTCGCTGATCACGCCGCGGCGCTGCATCTCGGTGAACAGCGTCTCCTTGGAGATCATGCCGGCATTGGCCATCGAGACCAGCGTCGGCAGAGAAACCTCTGGCATGTAGTCAACGTCGTAGTTGCCACGCATCTCGACTGTGCCGCCGTCGCCGAGGCTGCGGTACTCGGCCATGAACTGCAGCAGCTGCGCCAGGCAGTCGCCAAAATGGTTCGACATCCGCTGCAGGGGTGACATCTCTTGCGCCGCCTCCTCCTCCGCCTGGGTGGCGGTCTTGGTGGCCGTCTTGTCAGGCGTCAGCAGCTTGGCCCCGGCCATGCGCATCTCGTTGATCAGGTCCTGCAGCGCGGTTCGGCCTGACTCGACGGCCTTTCCGGTGTGCTCAACGTATTTGAGGTCACCGTCCTTGGGCAGATCGGTCAGCTGGCCGGTGCCAACCTTGAACTCTGGCGGGATCACCTTCCCCTGGTTGTCGTACTGGGTCTGGATGCCGATGCGCACCAGGATCGGCACACGGATAACGTGGAGGATGTTGTCTTGGTCGCTCTGGCTCTGCCAGTGCTTCACGTTCAGGTGTGCAAGCTCAATCAGCGGCGGCTTGGCCGTCATGAAACCGGTGCGCCCGGTGTAGAAGGTGACCCACGGAATCGCGGTCAGGCTATTGGTGCCTTCCTCGTGCAGCTCCCAGGTACCGCCGGCTGCGGCCTGCTTGCCCCGTACGGCCTTGGCCGACCTGCGATAGGTTCGCCAGGCGCCCGGCTCCAGCACGCGAATCTGCTCGACGCACTTGGCGCCGAACTCGCCATCTTCCTCCTCGACCACCTCGATGTAGCGGACCATGGTCAGCACGCCACCCTTGGAGCGCCAGCCAAGCAACTGCTCAGGCCTCACCATCACCACATAGGGGCGCACACCAGCGGCCTGCTCGTCTGCCTGGGTCTTCAGTTCGCCCGCTGGCGGGTGATCGACGAAGGCATGGCACAGGCCATGGCTCAGCCCCTCGGTGAAGAACCCGACCGCCCAGGAGTTGAGGTCATTGCCGGCGTAGTCGATGTCCTTGGTCATCTCGACAATGGCCTCTGGCACATCGTCGCCTACCTGCAGTGGCTCGGCGAACACTCGGGAGGTCATGTTGCCCACGGTCTCGGAGTACGCCGGCAGCAGGGTCGAAAGGCGCAGGCGCTCTTTGTAGGCCTCGTCGTCTTCGGCTGGGTACTGCGGCAGAAGGGTCTTGCCCGCTGCGCGCATCGCCATCGTCCCGCCCATGAGCGGCGAGATCACGGCCCAGTAGGCGCGCATCGCGTCGACAGCGGGCAGCGTGATGCTCGGGTTATCGCTCATGGTCACATTCTCAGGGATTGGGTCGTGGTCATCGCCACGTTGATCGGGAAGCGCTTGGCGATGAAGTAGCCAGCGGCGTCAACCATGTGGTCGTGACCCTTCTTCGGGTCTTTATCGGGCTCGCCGTGTTTGTCGTAGGTCTGTCGCTCAAGGCACAGGGTGAGCTGCGGGCATTGGTCGATGTTGACCATCAGCCGGCGCTCGCCGTATGCGTTCATGAACATGGCGTTGACCGAGTTAACCCGGTCTTTGACGCTTGGGTTCTGGCAATCCACGATCACCGTGAAGCCAGCCTTGCGCAGCAGGGACAGGTCCGACTCGCTGGCGTTCTTGCTGCTGGTGTTCTGGCCGCTGGCGTCTGGATAGACCGCCACGCCATGCCCAGGGAATCGCGCCTGGATCTTCTCGATCATCTCGGGCGTGTCGCGCACTGAGTGGAACTCATCCAAGGCCAGCGGCAGGCCGTCACGGACCACATACACGACCGCTGCCATCTTCATGACGTTGAAGTCCATGCCGATGTGCAGAGCCTCGCCCGGCTTGATCCGCTCGCTGGTGCGGCAGTCGGTGCGACTGAACGTGTAGTAGACGACCCCGGCATAGTTCTCGAAACTGGCCTCGTACTCTTGCCGGAACGTCCTAGGGTCCATCTTGCGGCGGGCGGCATCCAGCTCCTCGGCCGGGACGTTGCCGCCCTGCAGCGAGGTGTAGAGCCAGCTTTTGTGGTCTGGCTCACCGTCTTTCTGCCCATCGCGGTATGTATCGTAACAGTGGTTGAAGCCCTTGGGCGTGCCGATGCGAAGCGCGTGCCCGCCCTTGCATTTACCGATACCAGGTACGACGTACTCGCACGTCGACAGCATCGGGCGCAGGACTTCTTCCCAGGCCGCCCACTTGCAGTCCGCCCATTCGTCCACCAGCACGAAGAACAGGCCGGAGCCGCGCAGGTCGTCGTAGTTCTCCAGGCCAACACAGCGGATCAGGTGGCCGCTCTTGAGCGTGATCAGCATGTCCGACTCGTTCGGCTTGCACTCTCGCCACTCTCGCGGGATGGCCTGCTTCAGTCGGCGCCAGAACACCCGGCGGGCCTGCTTTTGGGTCGGAGCCGCGTACCAGATCTCATCCTCAACGCTCACGCCCCACTCCGCAGCCAATCGGGCCGCGCGGCGCATCTCTGCCTTGCCGAGGAAGGTCTTGCCGAATCGACGCCCGCAAACTGCATCACGGAAGCGCGCCTGCGGTTGGAAGCCCCACACGTAGATGTTCGCCTGCTTCGGCGTCAGCCTCACCGGCGGGTCATAGGTACGGGGTAGTCGGGACACCTTCGTCTGGCTCCAGCTTGTACTCAGCAACGGCGTGCGGCTGATCCGCCTGGGAGCCCAGGGGTTTGTCGGGTTCTAGCTTGCGGTTGATGTACATGTCGCCGCACTCCTTGGCTGCCTGTTCGTAGAGCTGGGCGGTCAGCGCCAGGTTGCGCATGTTCTCGGCCTTCTCAGCCATCCTCCCCAAACCGCGTAGCCGGAACGCCCGGTTGGCAATGGGAATCTCCGCCGTCTCCTCGCGGAAGCGCTTCCGGGTGTCCTCGAACAAGGTTCGCCACTTGGCCGACAGTCCTCGACCGACGTACTTCGTGGGATCGTAGGTCGCAACCTGCTGACGAGTGACAACGACATCGAATTCCTGCTTTACCGCATCAGCTACCTGAGTAGGCGTGTCAAAGCAGGCAAGGCCTTGCACTATGAAGGCTTTCACCTCGTCTCTGAGTGCAGCCATGGGTTGTCATCCGTAAAGGTCCGGTAAAACTACGCGACCCGACTTAGACAGGTTCCGCAGGCCCTCGAAATGTTGATCTTGGCCACCTCAGGCGGCCGGCTTGCAGCGTCGATCAGCTGCTGTACTTCGTTGCTCGCACCGTAGCGCCTCACCACCCCGACGAACTCCTCGACGTCATGGCCACGCATCTCAAGCTTGGGCATGCCGTCATCGCCGAACGCTGGGGCGCCGTACTTATCGGCCTTTTGAGCGATGTGGTACAGCTCGTGCTCTACCAGGGCGCAGAACTCGGCCTCGCTGCACTGAGCGCAATAGTCGCCGGCCAAGGTGATGAGAAACTCGGGCTCTTCGCCGAACCAGGATCGCATCTGCTGCTCTTGGCGGGCCTTCTGCCATCCACCGGCACGGATCATCAGCTGCTCGGCCTGGCCAAGCACCGACCTGCCCTTCTTCGTGAACGCGGAGGATGCCCACAGCACGCCGATGTTGGCGTCAATCAGGTGAGCATGCTCAGGATTATGGATGCTGCCTGTGTCGGCGAGGATCTCGCGCTGAATCCAATCCCAGACCTCAGGCGCTGGGAGCAGCTCCAGGAACGGAGAGTCGAGCAACTCGACCGACGGCATTGGTCTGCTCATGGGGCACCTGCGGCTTGAAATAGTGGCGTGTAGCCGCTATTGATGTGAACCCACTATCACTCAGGAACTCGAAATGTCGTCCACAATCAACTCAAACGTCAGGGACATGAACAACAGAACCTTTACGCCGGAATCGAAGAGATCCTTTGCCGTTGCCATTGCTATTGAAGTCATAGCGGCAAAAGCAGCTAGCGCTTCTGGCGCTGACCTTGAAGCTGAGTTTAAAAATCTTTCTCAGTATGCCGATAACATTCAAGAGGCCATGAAGGTTAAGTGACTCATCCGTGCCGCACTCACCTGCGGCACGCTTACCCCTCCCCGCCATCCAGCAGCACGTCGATCAGTTTCTGCTCCGCCAGCCGAAACATGGCTAGGGACTGCAGGTCGTCCGCAACCGGGCCGAAGGCGAAGAGATTCACCTGGCCGGATGGGTCGCGCATGGCCATCACGCCGATGCTGCAAACCGGAAGATCGCCGCTATCCAGCTGATCCGCGATCTTGCGCAGGGTCTTGGATGCATCGCGCCAGTTCTCGCGCTGAAACTCGACAACCTTCATTAGACCACCATCTTGTGCGTCTCGGCGTGCGCGTGACCATGCAGCAGGCCTACCAGCAATCCCTGCGGAAGCCCGGCATCCTTGGCAGCATCAATCGCTTTCACTAGGGCGGAATCGAACTCGGCCACCGCATGGACGATATCCATGCTTACCGGCAGCTCGTGGCGAATGCGAGTGACGTTGCTCATACCAGCACCACACGAAAGTGAGAGGCGATCCAAATCAGACCCTCAATGAACGCCCAACCGGCAACGGCGCAACTAAGACCCAGCATGATGAACGCGCCGGTCATATCAGGAAGCTGACCCATCTGACTTTCCTCGTGCTCGCGCCACGAAACGGCGCACGTCTATTTTGTGGCGCGGACTACCGCAGTATCCGATCCAGCCTTGGCGGGATCAGCTTTGCCATGTTGCCCCGTGAGTACACGACGAAGAACATGAACCCGACCATGCAGATGGTCAGCGGGAACTGAGCAAGGGCCAGGAACGATGCGTAGTTGACGGCGATGCGGTAGGCCTCAGCCAGATTCGCACCCGCCAGCATCCCAGCCATCAGGCCTACGAAGCGGCGGTGACGGTCGGTCTTCTTCCGGTACCCCGCGATGATCAGGAAGATCACCAGGTGACAGACGCCACGGGTGGTCAGTAGCACTTCGGGTGCTATCGCCTGGACCCAAGCCAATACCCCATTCATCCAGATAGCTAGCGTTTCTATGATGGTGCTCGCGTCATCCTTCATCTCGCTTACCTCGCAGTAGGCCGGAAGGGATGAAGCGCTCGAAGAATTCTACCCAGGCAGGCTTCTTCCCTCCTTCCGACCACGCTTTGAGTGATCCGAACATGGTAGAGGCCAGTGCAGAGATGACCAAGGCCACGCCAGCAGCAACCACGTTGTAGGGGTAGAGGATCAGTATGCCCAGGCCGGCCAGGTAGCCAGCGATGAACGAGAAAACGGCGTAGAGGATCTTTGACCCCCATTTCAACTCGGCGGTGGAGGCCAGGAAGGCACAGCACCCGCCGATCGCGCCCATGATGATTACGTGGTCAATCGGTATCTGTGTAGCTGACACGACGCCAGCGCCTGTTGCCGCACCGACTATGATCGCGCTTGAAATCCCATCTGCGCTCATAAGCTCTCCCGGTGGGCGGTGTTGATGATCGCCAGCCCTACCATGAGGCCGGTGGAATCCATTCGACTCCCAGGAGCCTCGACATGATTGCAAAGGTGAGCAGCGCAGCGCCTGAGCAGGCGGCGAACTCGAGCATTCGGGTGGCGATCAGCTGGTCTTCCTCGCTGGGCCGTTTGAGGGCCTGGATGAAGATGAAGGTGGCGAAGAAGACGTTGCAGCTGATGTCGCGGTGCATGACGTAGTTGAGCATCGCCAGCCCAAGGGCCAGCAGACTCCAACAGGTTGATCGGGTCACTGAGCCTCCGGGACTCTTGAGGGCCTCTCGGGGCAATAAAAAACCCGGCGCGAGGACCGGGTTCTGTTCGTCAATCCTCAACACACGCAGGAATGACAGGATGAGGGAATAATGTTGCACGGTTGCGCGGTTGTCAAGCCGCTTCTGCCATCAAAATGCCTTCGTCCTCCAAAATCTTGGCAGATGCCGCCAGCGCCTCGACAACCATCTCATCCAGCACCTTCTCGATGGCCTTCTTCCATCGCCAGTAAGTGGTCCGGTTCAGGCCCTGGTTGTCCCATGTGTTGATGTCGTAGAACTCGGCCGGCAGTACGATCATGTCGGTTGAGCGCTTCACGTACTGCTCACGGCGTGCCTGGCCGCCATCCTCGGGCATATCGCCACCCGCCAGGTGCTGCACCACGCCAGCGTGCAGCGAATCGAACTGCGCGCGCTCTCGTGCCGATCTGCTGGCCACCTCGTTGCCCGACGGCGCCTGCACACCTTTGACCGGCGGTATGGCCCAGGCGGTGACAGCCTTGTACCGGAACAGGTTCGGCGCCTGGGTAGCGATCAGGGGCACCAGCTTGCCGATCGCCTCCACCTTCTTGGCCTTGTGGGTCGAGAATCTGGCCGTCAGCGCATTCCAGTGCCGAGGGATGAGCTTGCTGTGCAGGCGGGCGTGCACCCAGCAGTCCACCAGCATCGCCGCATCCTTCCCGGTGATCTCCCCTTTCAGCTTCGAGGCCTGTACCTTCGGTTCGAAGTCGCCGCCACCCACGCCGCTAATGGTCTCTGCCGCAAGTGCACGGACCACTGCCGCCAACACGCTTTGATATTTCATCGTCCTTGCTCCTTCTTGCGGCGATTCGAGATGACCATGCCACGCACAAGCGCGTAGCCGGCGAAGATGACCATGGCCAGGATGAGCAACTGCCCGCTGTCGGTTGGTGTCCAGTTCATGCTGCTGCCCTCTTGAGGTCGCGGAGTTTCTGGCGGTACAGGGCCTTGATGGCCTGCAGGTCCTCGATGGTTGCTTGTCTCATCGCGTCAAGACCTCCTGTGCGGCAGCGCGTGAAGGTCGAGATAATCGTTCCTGGCTTTGATGGCCTGGGCGATATCTCTGAATCTTCCGAGGTGAATTTGCTTTCGTTGCCACTGCACCTTTGCCGCCCACCGCCCTCTGTCCCACGAGATGCCAACATGGCCGCTTGTGTTCTTGTCGGTAAGCCGGCGATTGGCGGCCTGGACGTTGTAATCGGTATACCGGCAATTCTCAGGGCAATACCCTTTGCTCGACTCGATTCGGTCCAGGGTCAACTGATCGGTGTAACCATTCGCCAGGGACCACTCCATGAACGGCTCGAAGCTCATCCACTCATCACAGAGGGTGACGCCGGCGTACTTCTCCACCTCCGAACCCCGAGGCTTGAGGCAGCGGCGCTTCATGTTCGCCCAGGTGACGTGGAGTCGACTGTTGGCGTTGTTGAGGCCGTGCGTGGAGCGCTTACGCCCTCCGCGCTTGTTGGCGCAAGGCGGACAGCACCCAGTCATGGACTTCAAGCGATCCATGCGCGACGAGAACTCGACGCTGCATGTGCAGCACTGGAATACACCCATCGACCGGTTTGCCCCTGAGCGTTGTTCCACAAAGGTCCTGAGCAGAATTACATCGCTACCCATGGCAAACCTCCTTCAACCGTTTTTCGATGCGCCGCACCTTCTTACTGAACACCACCTTGAGCCGCTTCAGATATGGGATGTCGTGACGAGCGATGTCGCTGTTGCACTCCAGCCAATCAACCTTGGCCTGACCGATCTTCTCTATGAGCGCAGGCCTGTAAGCCATGATGTTTCCGCTCAGGAAGTTGTTGCAGGCGCTGCAAGACTTGTTCATGTTCCATAGGTTGAAGCGCAGGTGCGGGGCGGCGCCGACGCTACGGAAGTGCGAGCAATGCCACTGCCCCTGCCACGAAGCGGGCTTGCTGCAGCTGATACACCCCAGGTGAGCGTCCCGCAGGCGCACGTAGCGATTGATCGCTGCCTGAGCCTCTTTGGCGTAGTCGGCTCGGCTCTTCAGCTTCTCCCGTCGCTCCTTGAGGTCTTCCCGGGCCTGCTTGGTGATGGCCTTGGCCGCGACCTTCTGGAGCTTCGGATCTTTGGCCATAGCCAGGGCGCAGGCCGGGCTGCATACCTTCTGCGTTGAGAGCATGGGCTTGAAGCGCTGGCCGCAGCCTGGCGCCCTGCATTTCTTCGGTTTGATCTCCTTGGCGTGCATCACTTCCCTCCCATCAGCAGGCCGATCATGCAGGTGATCACGGCGGCGAAGGGTTCGCCCGTGAGCGCCAATATCAGAGCGATGATCCAGATCATGCCGCCACCTCGCCCACCAGGTCGCCGAAGAAAACACCCTTGGGCGTGAACTCGGCCAGGATGCGTTCGGTGTAGGCCACGCCCTGGGCGCGATTGAACAGGCTGGTCACAGGGAACCCGTCCGGGCCGAACAGCTTGCACTCGCCCATCATCGCCAGCTTCTCCTCGTATGGCAGGTGGCGCATGACCCGGTACCAGGCCTGCTGGAACTCGACGTCTTCGTTGAGCAGGATCTGCACGCCGATGTGCAGCTTGCAGTACCGGCGCACATCCTCGATGTCGCCCATCTCGGTGCTCTTGGCGATGCGGTCGTACATGGCAAACCACAGTGCGTTCTGGTCAAGAGTGCGGTCCTTCCCCGGGCGCATACTGACCACTACGAACTTCTTGTCGCGGAACATACGGGTGAGCATGGTCACGGCCTCGGAGAGCTTGGCCTGAGAGTTGACGGAGATTTTCTCAACCATGGGATGCCTCCTTGGCCATTGCCGCGTCGATTGCTTCTTCCTGATCATCAAGCCAGCGCTGTATGGCGGCCTCGAAGAACACCCCTTTCAGGACAGGAACGCTGTAGCACTGGTCCTCGAGCGCCCGCTGCTCAGCATGGTCACCAGCTGCGCGCATCTCGTCAGACAACTTCAGGAAGTGTGGGAGCTTCAGCTTGCGCAGCGCCTCGTTCTCGGCCTTGAGCTGGTCGCGCTCCCCACTGGTCACCCGCAGGTCCGCCTTCAGCATTCCAAGGCTCACGTCGCCGCCCATGGTCAGGTCTTGATACTCCCGGATGCTCTCGGCCTGGTTGTTGTTCTTGCGCACCAACCGATCGATCTCCGCGAGCAGAGCCAGAACCGTATCTGGGCTGGCAGCTGCGGCGAACTCTGCGTTCTGCGCGCCCTTGCCGTCGGGCGTGTGCCAGGCACTCAGGATCTTCCAGCTACCATCACCGATTACGTGCACGCCGTTGTGGTCGACTTCTACGCGCCGAGCGCCATGGCTTTGAGTGGCAGCCTCTGCCAGTGCCTTCAGCTCGCGCATCTTGTTGGTGTCCATCAGTGCTTCTCCTGCATGGCTTTGCCGATCTCGGCGGCGGCGCGGACGATGGCGCGGCGGGTGGCCTGCTCGATGGTCTGGCCTTTCGAAGTTCTGCCGGCGTGCTCCGTTACTGGCTTTGCGGCGCGGCTGTAAAGGTCATCGACGAACACCTGTGTCCATTCCTCGAACTGCGCAAGACGCAAAGACATTCCCAGCTTCACCGCAAGGCGAAGAGCATCGCCGTCGTCGGTGAGCGGATTCCAGCCGATAGGCATGCTGTCCACGACGAAGATTGGATAACCCTCGCAGTCACTACCACACGGCTGATACCCAACAGCCTTGGCCGCCAGCTCCAGCAATTCACGATCTTCCATGCTCACACCCCCTCCCCGGCCGGCTTCCCGGCGCGCTTGATGTTCAACTGAGCGACTGCGGCGCGTGTCTCCCGCTTGCGCAGGTAGGTTTCGATACGGCGGCGCTGATCTTCCTTGGCACGCTCGCGGTCTTTCTTGGCCTTGGCAGCCTTGAGGATGCAGCGCACCTCGGCGAGCTTTTCACGAGTCTTGGCGCTGGCCTGCGGGCGCACTTCCCCGGTGAGCAGGCCGGCAATGGCCTCGCCGTCTTGGGTGATGGGCGCAATGCGCAGGTCGGCCAGGTACTTGGCACCGGTCTCGTGAGTGATGAGCTGGGCGCGGACGGCGGATTCGATTGCCGTTACCCGGCGCCCGGCGTCGTATCCCAGCGAAACCTCCCACTTGGCCGGCTGGTCCTCGGCCCGGGCAAAGCTCACCAGGCGCTCATAGGCACTCATGAAGGCCATTCGTGCGCCGATCTTGTCGCCAGCCTCAAGAATCGGCTCTGACGCGATCATGGCCTGGCGGATTTCAGTGGTAAGCACGACCGTTTCATGCTCGTCACTGGCTGCCAGGGCGATCGACCACGCCTCATCCTTCCCGGGGCGGGTGTCAGCCGCATGGATGTGCTTGAGGACCATGCCGAGCGAAAGGCGCCCAGCAGGCTCCCTACGGCACGCACGCAGTGCGCCAATGATGACTGCAGGCTCATAGGCCGAAAGGTCCTCAGCGATGAGCTGAGCGCCTCCTGCGCTGATTGCCTGCCCCATTGCCTCGGCAGTTGCGCAGATGGCCACGGCCAATTCGGCTTGTTGGTCAGAGGAAAGCATTGCGCTTACCTCCCTTGCCGTTGCGGATCGCGTCAGCCGCTTCCTGCGCCGCGTTCATGTTCGCCTGGGTCTGCTCCTGCTGGCGGGCAGTGGTGGCGTTCATCTGGCGGTTGGTCACCCACTGGGTGTGGTAGGCCTCGGCCTTGGCCAGCAGGTCGCCCAGGTTGTGGCAGCCGTTGATCAGCTTGGCATCATTGATCCGCAGGTAGAACGCGGCGACATGGTGAGCAACTTCAATCCCAAGGCGGTCAATTAGCTGGCCCATCTGCCCGCCTGCCTTCGCATTCCATACCGGCCAGGTGTGATAGCGCTTGCGGTAGGCCATGGCGTAGTTGGCCCAGGCCTTGAAGGTTTTGCAGGACTGATCCTTCGGGCCTGGCATGTCCGCCGGGATTTCGCAGCGCGGCTCTTCGCCCCCAACAGGGATCAGTGCAACCACTTTTCCGGCAGGCTGGTTCGGCTCGTCCGAACCTTCCTGCGAACACTGACTGGTACCCTGATTGGTATCCTGATTATTGGTATCCTGATTTGTCGGATTTTTTTCCGACCTTGGCTCGGATTTTTTTCCGACCATGCTCGGATTTTTTTCCGAGGTAGATCGGATTTTTTTCCGACCTTTGGTACCAGTCGGTGGGGTCGGATATTTTTCCGACCCATCCAGTTTCTGGTTCCACTCAGTGGCCTTCTCCGTCAGCCGGAACAGGGTGATGCTGGAGGTGCTGGAAAGCTCGATCAGGCCGACCTCCTCCAGGGCTTTCAGCATTCGGTAGGCGGTATCCGGCTTGCCGGTCAGTAGCGGCAGCTCGTCGGTGATCTTGGCCTTGCTCAGGGCAAAGTAGATCCCGTCCGGCGTCTGCATAGGCTTGGCCCAGCTCGGGCAGCCGTAGACGAACGAGAACAGCAGCGCCTGCTGGGAGTTGAGCCCCCATTCCAGAGCTTTCACCTGGTTGATGGTGAGGGTGAACTGCATATCAAATACCCCCTTTGGCTTTTTCGCTGCGGCGCTTTTCGCGGTAGGCGTAAACCTCTTGCAGGCCTTCCTCGATCTTCACCACCTCACGGTCGAAGTAGGCCTGGGCCTCGGTCTCTTCATCCGGCGGCAGTTCGCCAGGGCCACGCAAGCCGTTCCAGATCCACTGCATGCCAGCGTCGGCACCCTGTCCGTGCAGCCACTCGATGACAGCCCCGCGCATGCCGAGCAGGACTCGCCCGAACATCAGGTCCATTTCCTTCACCAGCATGCGCAGGTCTTGGTTCTCGGCCTTTAGGCTCTCCGCATCCTGCAGGCGACGCTCTGCTCTCTTGATGTCGCGCTGAGATGCGCGGATCTGCTTCTGCATCTTTGAGGCGTCTTCGCCCATGCGCTTGGTGCTGCCACGCATGGCGTTGTTGTCGGCCTCAAGCCGCTCAATTTCGGCGAGCAACTCTAGGACTGCGTTGGGGTTTGCAGCGGCAAGGAAGTCCATATCCGTATAAGTGGCGCGACGATGGCCTTTCTTTCTGTCCCACACCTCAACACGATCACCTTTGCCAACCTCAGTGAAGTGTGTGCTCGTCTTCGCCAGCGCCTTCAGTTTCTCTTTGTCGATGCTCATGCTGCCCCCCGCACGGCCTTGTCGTGGGTGTGCAGGCCGTCCCAGTTCTTCTTCATGGGCAACTCGCCGGCCAGGTACAGCTCGTACAGGCGCACTGCGCCCTTGCGCAGCAGGATCGGCGTGTAGCTGATGAACGCCTCGCGACCGTGCGGCGTGATTTCCTTCTGGTGCTCGGTCATGTACTTGTCGCGGGCGTAGGCGCCGACGCGGTAGCGAGTGCTGGACCTGCTCTCGTTGTAGAGCCAGTTTCGACCTTCGAGGAAGTGACCGACCTGCATCACGTTGACCCCATTCAGACCCTTGCAGAACTGGACGTGGCTCATGCCTTCCTTGAAAAGGTTTTCGAGGTGCTCGATCTTTGTGGCCTGGGCCTCGACCTGGACGGTAAGCAGGACGCGGGCTTTCTCCGACTCCAGGGCCATCTGGAGGATTTCCAGCTTGCTGAGGTCGGCGGGCGCGGCCGGCTTGGATTCAAGCGCGGTCATGCGATCGAAAACCTTGGCCTGCAGCTCGTAGCTATACGACATTGCCATCAGGCACGCTTCCCGCTTCGGGAAGGAATAGCCGCGACGAGCGCGCCCATAGCCGTCAGGGAGATCGGCTGAAAAATCAGCCGATGTCGCGCCGAGCACTTCCGGCACCTTGGCCAGGAAGTTCTTGTGCATCAGCCTTGGGTAGCCCTCGCAAGGGAATACCATGCCGGCTGCGTAAGCCTTAGCCTTCCTGTCGTCATTGATGAAGTCGACGAGTTCAAGGCTCGTCATCACCGGCGCCACGAAATCATGGTTCGCATTTTGTGGCGCGGGCCGGATGAGGGCCTGTACACTTGGGGTCTGTGGATGCATAATTGGTCTCACTTTTATGCGTTGCAGAGAGCCGGGGTGCCACCCGGCTTTTTTGTGCCCGGAATTCGGGCTTATCAGGGCCTGATCAGGCCTTGCGCTGGAACGGAAGAACCGCTCCCCTCGCGTTTCGAGGTTTCGTTCGGCTGGCCAGCTCTCGATCAATCAGCTCGGCTGCTAGCGCTTCAGGGGTGATCCCCCGCTTTCGCGCCTCTCGCTCAAGTAAATCCATCGAGCCCGGGTCCAGACCGAATTGTTCGGTCGGCATAGGGCCTCCTCGCGGCCTTCAGGCTGCGGTTTGATCGCCGGTATTCTCCGAAGCCAGGGCAGCCAGCTGCGCTTCCAGCATTTCGCGGCAGAGCACGGCACGCTGGGTGCGGTGATACACAGCCATCGCCTGGATCAGGTTGAATGTGTCCTCGTCGACCCGGACCTTGATCTCGCGGTCATGCAGGTGCTTGGGATTGGCGTACATACGGGCTACTGCTCCTTGCGTGGTGGTGATTTTTAGGCGGCAGTCTTCTGAGACGGGAACGGTCGTTGCTCAACCGCCTCGAATCCGCCATCGGGAAGCTGGAACACGCTGATGTCGCGCTTGGCGATCAGCGCCTTGTGGATTGCCGGGGCTGTCACACGAAGAAGCCTGGCGGCTTCGGACTGCCCTTTTTCAGCAACGAATTTGTCGAGGGGGGTCGCGTTCATGGTCTGGCCTCGGTTGTTCATGAGCCAGATATTAACCATCGGTTGATTCTTTGTCCATACCGATGGTTTCTGCCATTTATTTAACCGTTGGTATATGTTCGCGCCATGACTAAGAAACGAATCCTTCCCCCTGACCGCCTGGCTGAATGCGAGGCGGCGCATGCGCTTTTCCTGGCGCGCAAGAACGAGCTTAAGCTCAGTCAGAAGAAAATCGCGGATGAGGCCGGCATGACTCCGGCGGCGGTAAATCTTTACTTCAAGGGTCTCAACCCGCTGAATGCCAAATTCGCCGCCGTGCTGGCAAGGCTACTGGACGTTCCAGTTGAGAAATTCAGCCCGCGCTTGGCTGATGAGATCCGGTCACTGAGGTCGCTGCCGAGTGGCGACCAGGATCACAAGAAAGGCGCAGCCGAAAAGGTCATGGAGATGCTGAAGCAGCACGCTGGCAAGAAGCTGGACGAGGATGCGCAGCAGAAGATCGCAGCTGCTGTGGCGGATTCCCTAGTGGACGAGCGGCCGAGTAACGTCGTATCGGCTGATTTCTCGGGACTAAAGGTGAAGAAGGACGAGATCTTCATCCCGCAATACGACATACGAGCATCGATGGGGCACGGCCAGGTGCCGCCCGACTACACCGAGGTCATGCGAAATGTGATCGTCAAGGAGTCGGTGTTGCACGAAAAAGGTGTCACCTACACCTCCCAGTCTGCCCTGGCCATGATCTTCGGGTGGGGCCAGAGCATGGAAGGCACGATCAACGATAAAGACCCGCTGATCGTTGATCGTGGCGTGAACGAATTCGTGGGAGACGGTATCTACGTGCTGACATGGCATGGACACCTGTATATCAAGCGCCTGCAGTTCTTCGATGAAGACCATTTCTGGCTGATCTCGGATAACGAGAAGCACAAGGATCAGCAGGCCAGGATCGATGACGTTACAATTCATGCCAAGGTCTTGCTCATCTGGAACGCCAAAAAGGCGTAGCTGGCCGGGAATTTACTGCAGCGTTGAGAGGGATCTTGTGTCATTCATAAAGAAGCTAGTGTTCGTGCTGATCCTCATGGCTGTCGCCGGATATCTTGCGATCATATGGGATGCCCATAAGGGCTTGGTGGAAACAAGTGAAAAACTTGCCAGGCAGCTTGGTGCCGAAATTATTGATGGCCTAGCTGATGCCGGGCCGGACTGTCAGCGATCCGTAAATATTGACTCGATTGTTGTGAAAACCGATTCCCCTTTTTCGAGTTCTGGCACGGCCTCAATTTACATTTCTGGAGCGAATGGCCGAGCTCTTGCGCTTGATTACTCGATTTCTGCGGCAGGCCAGAAGGTCTACCTCAAGCCAAAAAATACCACCTCCAGTCAAGCCCAGATCATGCAATTCGCTTTGAGCGGATGCAGGTAGCCTTTCCGAGCACCAAGATTGAGCCCGCCTTGAGCGGGCTCTTTTGTTTCAGAAAGGTGCCTCTTCCGCTAGCGCCTCAAGCTCATCAATCGGTGCCTCGCGATCTTCATCGCTCTGCATTTCCCACTCGATTTTTATCCCGCCCTCCTCCAAATGCGTGATCTCCAGGCCGTCAGTCTCGCCCAGGATACGCATCATCTCGCCCCACTCGGCGTCACCATCTATGTCCAGTCGATGAATGGCCACCCAGCGCTGCTCCTGCGCTTTTGGATGGTTGATCATGTTGGACATCCTCAAACCAAGCCGCTCTAGCGCGGTCATTCCTTGGCGCTGCTGCGTTGGCGCCGTCTTGTTTTGCTTGGCCATGACACCTCCTTAACGACTGTATATTCATCCAGTAATTCGGATCATAGCGCACGCCTTCGAAAAATAAATTAACCATCGGTATTGACGACAAATCTATACCGATGGTTAACTACATCCATCGAGGCGCTACACAGCCCCTCGGGAGGCCCTCAAGCCTCACCGCTCTTTAACAACCAAGACCGCCGAGCCTGCAGGCATAGCAGGCCGCCATCCCCGCAGGGCTCTGGTGCGATCAGGTGTGCCGCACTAGCGCGGCATCCAAGCGGCGCGCATGCCTCGACAGATGCAGGAAGCGCGATACCGGGTGAGCGACCGGGGCCTGAGAGAAGACAGAACGATTTACTGATGCCGGTTCACTGAGCCGGCATTGGAAATCAACTGGAGATCACCGAAATGACCAACCGTGAAGCGCTCCGCAACGCAAACCACCAGCGCGATCTTGCCCAGGCCGAATCCCGCCGCTGGCAGCTCAAGGCGCAGGTAAGCGGCGACGAGGCCGACTGGGTGCAGCACCGCCTGGCGCAGCAGGACGTCGTTCATTGGGGCTTGCAAGCTCATTACTACAGCAACGCTGCATGACCGGCGATTCACTGAAGCACCTGGGCGACCGGGTGCTTTGGGAATCCACTGGAGGAACACGAAATGCCGAATTGGGTAACCAACAAGGTCAAGGCGCCGCAGGAAGTGATCCAGGCGATGCTCAACGAGGAAGGCCGAATTGATTTCGGCAAGATCATCAAGTTCGAGGGTGAGTTTCCTTGGAATGGCATTGCCTGCGACGCGGAAACTGCCGCTGAGCGAACTCTGAGCTTGCCGCTCGATTCCCATCCCATGATCGGCAGCCTTCAGCAGGCCAACCGGGAACGCACCGATGTGCGAAAACTGAGCGATGAAAGCTTCGAGCAGTTCGTCCAGATGCTGCGCAACCACCGCAAGACAGGCTTCCTGCACAGCATGGACTTCGCCCGTTCCGCGTGGGGCACCAAGTGGAATGCCTGCGAGCCGAGTGTCGACGGTCCCGAGTCTGCAAGCTTTGAAACTGCCTGGTCCTTCCCTGAGCCGATCTTCCTCAAGCTCAGCCAGATGTTCCCAGAGGCCACCATCGAGCTGGCCTATGCCGACGAAGACATCGGCAGCAACTGCGGCACAGTCATCTTCAAGGGCGGCGAAGCAGTATCCCGCGATGAGTCTGCTGACTGGAACAGCATGACCGAGGCAGAGCAGGAAAAGTGGACCAGCTTCGCCTACGAGGTGAAAGGCTGGGAGCGCGATCAGGAAGACGACTGAACAACCAGCGCCCCGTCAGCCTGACGTTAACTGCCCGATGCCCTGCTCCCCATCGCAGGCTGCATCGGTGGCCACTCTGAACGCGAGTTGATCGCCGCGAATTGTGAGCGTGGGTAGCGTCTCGTCGCATGGTGAGGCGTCCCGACACCCGGCTTGCCCCGGAGAGTGGCCACCGATGCATCCCGCATCCCCTTCCCTTCAAATACGACCGCATTAGGCAGGCGCCAGGCCACCTTTCACGGTGGGTTTGGTCACCCGCGCCTGGCGCCTGGCCAATGCGGTTGGCTACCGAGATTCACACGATGAGCAGAGAAACAGGCGGACCTGCCTTCCCCACGCAGATCAACAACAGCGGAATCACGCCGATCAAGGGGTTCAATGGCGAAGAAATCAAGCCGCAAACCTTCAGCGCTTACCCGGGCATGAACCTGCGTGATTACTTCGCCGCCAGGTTCGCAGCTGCTCAGGCCACCGCGACCAGTGCAGACAGCAATTTCATAAACCCTGGCTACGTTGATCCGCGCGATGGTAGGCCGGTCGCACAGAAGATTGCAGAAACCTCCTACGAACTGGCCGACGCCATGCTCGCCGCCCGGGTGAAGCCATGAGCGGCTGGCAGCCGATTGCTTCGGCGCCGCGCGACGGCACTGAAATCATCCTGCGCAAAGGTAGTCGCGTGACCGCTGGAGCCTGGATCAAGTGGGCCAAGTCCGAGTCGCACTTTCACGACACCACTGGCGAGTACGTCGGTGAGGTCGAGATCGATTCCGGCGCCAATTGGCAGTCTTGGGACGGCGGCTTCTGCGAAGGCGATGAGCCAACCCACTGGCAGCCCCTCCCTTCCCCACCCACCGAGTAACCCACCACCTGGAGGCGACCATGGCCGAGCACAGCAAGGAATACCAGAAAGGCTACGACGCCCGCCAAGACGGCGAGCCAATGAATCACAGCAAGTCCAGCGACTGGCAGTGTGGCTGGTGGGCTGCTGAACACGAAATCGGATAACTGGAGGCGACCATGGCTCGCGAGCATGAGCTTTACGCAGACAGCGCCCAGGCGCGCGAGGTCGACCGCCAGATGCGCCTTTTCGGCGACACCAGCTGGGCGGATCACCTTACTTCTGAGCAGGCCAGGGCGAACAACGAGGCCTGGAACACCATGATCCGCGAGCGTGATGAACGCCAGCGGGCTGTAAGCCGCCGTGTGCTGAGCGCGGCACTCGACAAGATGGAAGCCATATGCGGCTCAGGCGCCGCCCGGAGGACAGCATGAACAATTCAACGCGCAACGATGTGATTGGCATGATCGAATCTCGCCTTGAGGCCATGGCTAAGGGTTCGGATTCGCTGAGTGGGCGTGCCCGGCTCGAGGGTGAGATTGAAATCGCCATCGACCTGGCGCACCTCACCGGCGCCATCGACCTCCCTCTGCGCAACCACTTCATCCAGCGCCGTGACCGCATGATCGCTCACGATCACCAGCAGTGGGAGCAGCAAGCCCGGAGGTTCTCATGAGCACTGCACCGGTCAAATCGCTGATTGACGAGCAGCTTGAACAGATCGAGCGTAGCCTGGCCATCATCAGCTTCGGGCTTCCCTTCAACGAAGTGATTGGCCTTCCTCGTGACTTGCCAGTGGCCAGCCTTAAGCGTCAGCTGAGCGCCACCATGAAAGGCCGGCGCATCGCTGTGAGGGTCAGGCCGTGACCCGCCAGCAAGCGCGACGCTGGGCATTCTGGCGCGGCAGCTTCATTACGCTATCCCTGTGCACCGCATGGATGTTGGCCAGCGCCCTAGCCGGCAGCATCACCTCCTGAGGCACCCCATGAACACAACACCCCGCCTGGCCGCCCAGCTCGACTGGATGACGGTCGGCTCGTTCTCGCCTGAGCAATACCAGGGCGATGAGCGCAAAGAGTACGAAGACGAGGCTGCTCGCATAGAGCGGCAGTGGGACAACCAACCGAACTGAGGACACCCCCATGTTCAAGAAAGCCGAACGCAAGCAGGCCAAGCTACGGCTGGCACTTGCTGGGCCATCCGGGTCTGGAAAGACCATGTCAGCGCTGCTCATGGCCAAGGGCCTGGGCGGCCGGATCGCGGTGATCGACACCGAGCACGGCAGCGCGTCGCTGTACGCCGACATCGCCGACTTCGATGTGCTGGAGCTGCACGCGCCCTACTCGCCTGAGCGGTACGCCGAGGCCATCACCGCCGCCGAACAGGCCGGCTACAGCGTACTGATCATCGACAGCTACTCGCACGAGTGGACCGGCTCCGGCGGGTGCCTCGAGTCGAACGAGAAGCTTGCTCACCAGAAGTTCAAGGGCAACACCTGGGCGGCCTGGAACGAAACCACGCCGCGACATCGCAAGCTGACCGACAAGATCCTGACCAGCCCGCTGCACATCATCTGCACCATGCGGAGCAAGACCGAGACGGTCCAGGGTGAAGGCAAGAAGGTGATCAAGCTCGGCATGAAGTCAGAGCAGCGGGACGGCACCGACTACGAGTTCACCGTGGTGCTCGATATCACCCACGACGGCCACGCCGCGATCGCCAGCAAGGACCGGACAAAGCTGTTCGACCAGCCTGAGGTGATCAGCGAGGAAACCGGGCGTCGTTTGCTGGCCTGGCTCAATGACGGCAAGTCGCAGGCCGACCTGCAGGCCACTGCGCTGCAGGATGCCCTATCGAAGATCCCGGTGACCGAGACCATGCAGGAGCTGCAAAGCGTGTACTCGGCAGCGTACCGGATCCTTGAGCAGTCACCCGACCACCTGGCGCAGCTGAATGCCGCCAAAGACAAACGCAAAGCCGAAATCGCGGAGAAAGCAGCATGAGGGGCATCAACAAAGTAATCCTGGTCGGCACCTGCGGCCAGGACCCCGAGGTCCGCTACCTGCCCAACGGCAACGCGGTCACCAACCTCAGTCTGGCGACCAGCGAGGCATGGACAGACAAGCAGACCGGCCAGAAGGTCGAGAAAACCGAATGGCACCGGGTGGTGCTGTTCGGCAAGGTTGCCGAGATCGCCGGCGAGTACCTGCGCAAAGGTTCGCAGTGCTACATCGAGGGCAAGCTCAAGACCCGCGAATGGGAAAAGGACGGCATCAAGCGGTACGCCACAGAGGTGCACGTCGACATCAACGGTACCCTGCAGCTGCTGGGAGGCGGGCCAGAGAATCAGGGTAAAGCCCAGCAGCAGCGCCAGTCTCAGCACCAACAGCGGCACCAGGGCAATCGGCAGGGCCAGCAGGCGCAGCAGCATCGCCAACAGCCGCAGCAGCAGGCCCAAGACTTCGACAGCTTCGACGATGATATTCCGTTCTGAGGGGGAGCCATGACCATCACCAAAGCCATGGCGCTCATCAGCCGACGCCAGGAACTGCAGCGCCACCTCGCTCTGCTCTTCTACCGTAGCAGCCAGTGGAGCAGCGCCCAGCGCAAACGCGGCGCCGCAACCATCGAAAACCTCACTCAGCAGGTAGTTGAGATCGACGACCAACTGGCCTCGGCGCGCGCCGCATGAAGCGAATCAGCACCTTGATCCGCCAGCGCCGGCGGCAAGAACAGTTCCACCTCCCGCCAAGCGGCCTATCGGAGCACCGAAATGCAGAAAGCACCTTCTGGAGTGGTAACCCTGCCGGCCTGGATGAATCGGCCGGTCAAGAAGCTGTACAACACCCGCAGCGGCGGGCAGTACCGGCCTGACGATGTGGCCCTGGCCTTTGCGCTGAGCCTGCGCGTGCACGACAGCGCCGACCACCTTCGCAGGCCGGCCCGGCGCCTGGTCGACAAGGTCTGCCTGGAGCACCAGCCGAACATGAAGCGCCTGGCCCGCGAGCCGGACGACGCCAAGGTGTTCGACGCAGCGCTCAAGATCATCAACCGGGTGTGCGACCTGCTGGAGTACGCCCCGGGCACCCGCTTTGTGCGCAATGGAGGCGATGATGGCTCTGACGTCGAAGCAGCGTGACGATAAGCGCAAGGAGAAAGAAGCCAAGGCCGGCATTGAAGAGCTGCGCATGAAAACCCGATCAGGCACCCGCCAGGCCCTGGCCGATATCATGCAATGGGCCGAGGTCGAGGAAAACGGCGAGGCCATGACCCTGCTCATCCACCGCATCCATGAATTAGGGCCTGAAGCGGCCCGCCACTTCCTGAGTGCGCCGCGCCACGAAATTGTTGTCTCGGATTTTGTGGCGCGACGACTCGACCAGTTCCGCATCGGTCGCGAGCTTCGGGCGCCTGATCTGATGCTGGGCGACGACCCAGACGACACCGGCCTGTTGCTGCTCGGCAACGGCTGACTCGCGCTGCCCACCAGCGCCTTCCCCTATTCAACGATAACGCCTCCCCGGCGAGGATCGCCCATGTCTGCATTTCAGAAAAAGAACCCGCTCGACTTCAAAACCCAGTACGGCCTTGGCTTCGATCCGCAAGACGATGAGATCGTGGTGGACTTCTTCTGCGGTGGCGGCGGAGCCGGTACCGGACTGGAGATGGGCCTGGGTCGGCCGGTCACCGTGGCCAAGAACCACAGCCCGGCGGCCATCAGCATGCACACCGCCAACCACCCGGCGGCGCGCCACTTCACCACCGACGTGTTCGAGGGCGACCCGGACGAAGAATGCCAGGGCCGACCGGTTGGCTGGTTCCACATGAGCCCCGACTGCACCCACCACAGCCAGGCTGCCGGCGGCCAGCCGCGCAAGCGCGAGATCCGCAACCTGTCGTGGATCGGCCTCAAGTGGGGCGGCAAGAAGAAGCCCCGCGTGATCAGCCTGGAAAACGTGAAGCAGATCCTGCAGTGGGGGCCGCTGATCGCCAAGCGCGACAAGGCCACCGGTCGGGTGATGAAGCTGGACGGGACCGTGGCTGCAATTGGCGAGCGCGTTCCGGTGCAGCAGCAGTTCCTCGTGCCAGACCCGAAGCGCCGCGGCATCACCTGGCGTCGTTTCGTGCAGTTGCTTGAAGGTATGGGCTACCAGGTGGAATGGCGCATCATCAAGGCCTGTGATTTCGGCGCGCCGACCAGCCGCGAACGCTTGTTCATGATCGCTCGCTGCGACGGACAGCCCATCGTGTGGCCTGAGCCTACCCACGCCAAGCAACCAGCCAAGGGCCAGAAGAAGTGGCGCACGGCAGCCGACTGCATCGACTGGAGCGTGCCGAGCAAGAGCATCTTCGGTCGCAAGAAGGAACTGGCAGCCGCAACGCTGCGGCGCGTGGCCAAGGGCATGAAGAAGTTCGTGCTGGACAATCCGCAGCCCTTCATCGTGCCGATCGCGAACTGGTCTGGTGAGCTTGCCCAGTCAGCCGCCGAGCCGCTGCGCACGGTCACCTCCTGGCCGCGCGGGGGATCATTCGCCGTGGCCAGCCCTACCCTAGTTCAGACCGGATACGGCGAACGTGCTGGCCAACAGCCGCGTGTGCCAGGCCTGGATCAGCCGTTGGGTACAGTCGTCGCCGGCGGCGTGAAGCATGCACTGTCGAGCGCGGTGATTCTGCCAGCAACCCATCAGGGCACTGTCCGGGTGAACGACCCCGGTGAACCGCTGCCCACGGTTACTGCCGCCAACCGCGGGGAGTTGATGATGGCCAGCCCAGTGATGATCGGGGCAGGTGGGCCGGTGTACGCTGGCAAGCCTGCGCCAGCCGATCAACCTATGGGCACGCTGATGACGCAGAACCATCGCGCCCTGGTCACCGCCTTCATTGAGCAAGCGAATGGCGGGTTCAACACCACGCCAGCCAAGGGCGCGGACGAGCCACTGACCACGGTCACCAACACCGGCAGCCAGCAGCGCCTGGTGACGGCCAGCCTGGCCACGCTCCGGCGCAACTGCGTGGGCCGCCCCGTAGATGACCTGGTGCCGACAATGACCGCCGGCGCCGAACATCACGCCCTGGTCGAGTACAAGCTTTCGCCTGAACATGAGGAAGGCGCCCTGCGCGTCGCCGCATTCCTGATCAGCTACTACGGCACCGAGAATACCAGCGCAGCAGACGCGCCAACGCCGACAGTCACCACTAAAGACCGCCTGGGGCTGGTCACGGTGTTCGTGAAGGGTACGCCGTACGTGATCGTCGACATCTGCCTGCGCATGCTCCAGCCACATGAGCTGTACCGCGCCCAGGGCTTCCCGGCCAGCTACATCATCGACAAAGGCGCAGACGGCAAGACGTTCACCAAGACCGAGCAGGTGCACATGTGCGGCAACAGCGTCAGCCCGCCGCCAATGGCTGCCCTAGCCAGGGCAAACGACCCGTGGCGCACCACCTCATCCCAAGCTGAAGCCGCATGAAGCGAGGCATCCCCATGCCCATAGAAAACCGATCCAGCAGCACAGAGATGGTCAGCGTGCCGCGCGAAGCCGTTGTGCAAGCGGCGGATTTGCTGCAGGAATACAACAAGTGCAGCATTGCCCGTGACCTGCGCGCCATCCTGGCCCAGCCAGCCGAGCAGCACGAGGCCGAACCGGTGGCGCTGCCTGCGCGCAAATCTCAACCTACAGAGCTGAGCGATGTGTTCGTCGATGCCAATAATGAAGGCTGGAACGCCTGCCTCGACGAAATCGCCAAGCTGGGGCCGCTGTATAGCCGGCCGGTGCAGGGTGAGCCGGTGGTGTGGTCGCCAGTGAAACCAAAGGTACCTGGGGCTTATTGGGTTCGTGGTAACGGCCTCGACCAGGAAGCATTGATTCAAGTCATCGATGATGATGGCGATCTGCGTTGCAACCTGCACCAGCGCACCACAGAGACAGACTTTGGTTACGGCTATGCGGTGTCTGATCTAAGCGGTGATTTCGAGTGGCTCGGGCCGCTGCATGGCTCCCCTATGGACCCTGGCAAAAAAGAGCCCAAACTGGGTGACGATTCTTATCTTTTCCAGGGTGAGAAAAACTGGGAGGAACATCTCGACGAGGTGGCTGATCAGCACATCAGGCGCCGCATGGAAATGGCTGAACAGAAGACCGAGCTGTATCGGGAGGTTGAGCGGCTGCGTGAAGAAATTGAACGGCGCCGCGTGCGGGGACAGACCTGCGCAAACAAGGTAGCTACCCTGCGCGAGGAGCTCGATAAAGCATTGGAGTTCGTTGAACGACTTCGCGACGAACGCGAAACGCTGCGCGCCCAGTTGGCCGATCGGGATGCGCTGCTGCGACTCGCCTACCAGTTGCTTGGCCTGAACAACTGGCATGTGAGCTATCGCGAGCTAATGACACAGATCGACGCCGCCTTATCCGCCAGCGCAGAGCATAAGCCCTTCCGCACTCCCGACTGCCCCGAATGTGCTTGCGTACAGGACGGCAACTGCCTGTGCATCCCAAGCAAACCAAGCGCAGAGCCGACCACGGCAAAGCAGGAAACCCGTGACGAAATGCGCATTCGGCACAAGCGCGAGTTCGACGCGCTCGACGGTAGCGGTTTCCATTACCAAGAATGCAGGTGTGGGACACAGGGCAGCTATCCGCTAGAGGTCAAGCACTGCGTATGCGGGAAGGCTTTCGATAGCGCAGAGCCGAGCGCGCCGGTTGACCGAATGGATGTCATACGGAAGAACGCAGAGGACCTTTCATCAAGGCTTAAGAATGCGTGCTGTCAGTCCTGCATGAGCAAACCTTGCGATTGTGCCATTCAAAGCGCGCCGGTTGAGCACGACCATGACGCACTTGTGGCGGCAGTTTGTGTGCTGCGCAGCCAAGGTCTTGGGAATTTGTCAGAAGCTGTGGAGGCGGCCCGCGCCGCCCTGGAGCGCAAGCCGTAACACCCCGCTGTAACCCCTCTCCCCTCTATTCACTGCCGCGATATGGCGGCCAAGGAGCACACGTGCGCATTACCGTGCATATCGAATGGCCTACGGGCGGCGAAGACGTTGAGTTTGAAATGGATGATGACTCAACTCCTGAAGAGATCGCTCAAGAAGCCCAGCAAGCGTTCTTTGATGTCTGCAACTACGGCTACTCGGTCAATGGTGAGCCGGTATGACCCGCCTCGCCCTCTGCCTCCTGCTGCTGGCCACCGGCGCCAGCGCAGACCCACGCGAAACACGAGGCATGCCCTACGTGTTCCAGGTGTTTCACGACGAACAGCGTGCAGTGACGTGCTGGTCCTACTCGGGCGGCCTGAGCTGCATCCCCGACAGCCAGCTGCAGGCCGGCAACCAGCGCCAGCTCTCCCCGCACGAAACCCAACCCGAACCTACACCCGCTATGGCGCCTGGGCGCTGGATTGATGAGAGGTATGAGCTGTGAGCGAGAAATTTGAACGTGAAGAGCGCTACATCGTCTTCAAGGTGAAAGACCTGAGCGAGCACAAGCTCGGCTGGGTGCGCGACGTGATCAGGCTGAACGACATCCCAACTGTGGATGCGGTAGTCGTAGAAGCCGACTGGCCAGAGTATGAGCCGACCTGGTCGGCTATCGAGCGCCGCGTAACCGGCGGGGAGTGGAATGGCGAAGGCCTGCCGCCTGTTGGCACACTGGTTGAAGCATCATTCGCCTGCGAAGACTTCGAAAAATGGCACGACGGGGTTTGCGTTGCCGTAGGTGAAGACCCGGAAGGCCGCGAGGAATTCTGCGTGGTTCAGTGCGGCAAGAAGATTGCCATGTATCGAGACGAGGCCAAGCGTGTTCGCCCTCGTCGCTCGCCTGAGCAGATCGCGGCAGATGAGCGCACTAAAGCCATTCATGAGCTGGTCAAGGTGACCTGCATCAGCCGAGGAGAGGCCGCGAGAATTTACGACGCCGGCTACCGCAAGCAGGTGGCGCCATGATCGCCCTCGCCTACATGGCCTACCTGATCGCAAGGAGGCCGCGATGAGCTGTTACACGCTGTACGACGAAAACCGCAACCCAAGGGGCCATATCTGCGGCGACCTGGGACCGCACTGTTCTGGATGCGGCGATGTCTCGGCGAACTTGTGCGATTACCCGGTTGGCGATGGCAAGACCTGCGATCGCAGCCTGTGCCGACACTGCTCAACCGAAGTTGCCCCTGACGTCCATTACTGCGCGGCCCACCATGCTGAGTGGAAAGCCTTCCGCGACGCCGGCGGCGTGAAGCGCGAGCTCGAAAACGTCGTTCCGTTCAAGGGCGCCTAACCACACCCCCAATTACTCAAGCCCGCCGACATGCGCGGGGGAGGAGCAACCAATGTCTGATTTTCAGACCACGACCGAGCCCGTGGCCCGGAAGCGCCATACCTGCTGCGAATGTCGAGGGCACATCGATCCCGGGCAACGGTACCAGCTGGTGGCTGGGTGCTGGGAGGGCTCGATGGAAAGCTTCAAGACCTGCCTTCCGTGCGTTCAGGCCCGCGACTGGGCGACAGCCCAACCCGAGTGGATGGGCGACGGAGAGCACCTCTACTACTTCGGCATGCTGGAAGAGGACTTGGCCAACCTGGCTCCGGAGCTTGCATCAGGTGACGGCCGCCGCTTCCGATCCTACCGGCTGCAGGTGCAAATCTGCCGCCGCCGTGACGCCGCGCACTCACAGAAAGCAGCCTGACCACCAACCTGCCGCCACCGGCGGCGTGGAGACCATCCATGAACATGATCGACTGCTACGTCACGAAGATCCTCGGCGAGCCGTACCGCAAGTTCGGCCACTGGTGGATATCGGCAGAGTACGAATCGGAAGGACGCCCAGGCAAAACCGAACTCATGTTCCGCACCGAGGAAGCCGCCAGGGCGGCGAAGGTCGGGCATCACTTTCTGGCCTAAGGAGGTCCGCATGAACACCTATTTCCTGCTCATGGCCCAGTACGGTGGCCAGGCAATCATCCCGCTCGAGCGCGTGTGCCTCGACTATTTCAGCCACCTGACCCCGGAGAAGATGAAGGGCAAGGTCGCCCGGGGCGAGATCAACCTGCCGCTCGTCTGCATGGAGAGCAGCCAGAAGTCCGCCCGGGGCGTGCACCTGAACGACCTGGCTGCCTACCTCGACGAGCAGCACCAGAAAGCCAAGACCGAGCACGACAAGCTCATGGGTCGCGGTCTTCGACGCGTCTCGTAATCCGCTTCTGGGCCTCGATCACGGGGCCCGTTATCACCCTCTCGATCCATTCCCATCCTTTATATGGATCGCCATTCCCCCGCAGGTGCGTATAGCGCCTCATCGAGTTCCAATCCCGGTGACCAGAAACAGAGGCCACCTTCGGGATATCCCACCCCATTTCGAAAAGCCGGCTGACGCCATCATGGCGGAGGTCGTGGAAGTGTAGGTCATCCACCTCAAGGAAATTGCAGGCCCTGGTGAATGAGGCGGACACCGACTTCGAGTTGTACGGAAACACCTCGTCTGCCACGCGCGGCATAGACTGCAGAATCCGCCAGGCCTCGTCCGGCAGATGGCACCATACGTCGTTCCCGTACTTCTGGCCCGGGTTCTTCATATCGGTGATCAGCGCCGACTGGTCCTTCTCGTTCAGCGCGTCCCAGCGAATGCGAGTGATCTCCTCCTGGCGACGAGTTGAGAACAGCGCGAACAGCACCACCCGCAGCATGTCGATCTCCTGCTTGCGGCGGTCACGCATCTCTTCGAAGTACTTGAGGATCTTCTCGAGCTCGGCTAGCGTCGGCCGCCGGTTACGCTCACGACTCCGAGTGACCGCTCCCATCTTGCGCAGCACCTTCCGTGCGTCGGGCATGGCGTGCGGGTCGACCTCATACCCCCAGGCCGGCCTGGCAACAGACAGCACGGCACCGAGGTGGGCCAGATCGTTGCCAACGGTCTGCGCCTGAATGCCGTCCTTCTCCATACGCCACATGGCGTAGTCAACCAGCTTCTGGCTGGTCAGTTCGCTGTCGACGACATCGCCCAGCCAGGTTTCCTTGATGGCCAGCAAAGTGGCGCGCTTGGTCTTACCCAGCGGCCGGAGCTTCTCGTACTGGTCCAGATACTTCTCCACCATGTGACGGACGGTTACCCCGCTCCGGTTGGCTTTCTCGATCGCCCCCGGCTCGTGCAGTTCGGCTTCGCGCTTCCTGATCCAGGCCTGGGCCGTAGTCTTCCGATCGAAGGTCTGGCTTTCCTGATAGACTTTCACGCCCTTGCGCATGATCCTGATCTGGGCGTCATAGGTGGTAGACCCGTCTTTCCTTTTGCGGGTAGTGATGGTGCCCAT